TCTTGCCTTCTGCGGTCACGCCCCAGCGCAATTTCTCCCAATCTTCAGGTAGGCCATAAAACGATGCGGGCACCCACTGCTCCACAATCCAGCGATTGAGAAACACCGGATTCGGATACTTCAATGCCTCAGGGTTGCCGTTACGGAAACACTTGGCGTCCCAGCCCCACACGACACGGACTTTCGGCTCACCAGTTAGCGTGCGACCGCAAAGGTCGGTAACGCGCTCGTCAAACCCCTCCGGTTTCGCCGGAGCTTCCACGTATGTTCTGGATTCAGCCATTTGGTTAAAAGTGGGAGGCGGGACGGCCCACCTCCCGTTAGGCAACTAAGAATCAGTCAAGTGTTGCATCTAAAGGACTAATCGCCCTTCTGCTTGCCAAGGGTCATCGTCAAGGCATTCAGCACACCCTGTTTGAATGGTTCACGAGCGTAGGCGTCTCCAGCGAAGTCCATCCAGCGCTCACGGCCAGCGGCATAGTTACCTGCCGTAGTCGAGAGTTGCTGCATCCACTCACCACCACCGGCGGGGAGACGAGGATCGAGCTGACCAACCTTTTTCAAGGTAGCCATCTTAAAGCCGTCCAACCGCAGACGGTAGATTGCGTTGCCGTTGATTTGCAGGAAGCATTTCATCGGAGCACCAAACCACGTCACTCCGAGGCTCTTGAACCCAAGGTCTGCGCCCGGACGATCATCGCCACGGTACTGATAGCTCACGGGAGTAATCAGCCCCATGTAGTTGATCCACTGGGCATAGGCCATGCAGAAAGTTCCCGGCTGGTCTTCAATCGCGTCGCCGCTGGCCTGCGCGCACTGAGCGTGGAGACGAAGCAAAAGCGTCGCGGTCAAAGCGCCTGAGGCCGCGAGAACCTGCGACTGGAGCTGGGTAACGGCGGAACGGGACTTGTTAAAGTAATTGCCCGTGTCGTTCACCAGATACGGCAGACCCTTGATACCGGTGGTGTTGCCACCTTCGGGAACGAAGATGTCACCGATGACAGTATCCGAGGGGATATTGGATGTGAAGGTGATCGCGGTCTTCGTGTGTGACGAAACCGTGAGCACCCCCGAACCAACCGTGCCGGTGCGCTGGGTCGTGCCGGTGGAGTCGTAGATGAACCCACGCATCCCATCGACAATCCGGGTCGCGCCGAGTGAATCGGTCGAGCCGTTAGCCGTAAAGACAGTCGGCGTACCGCCGGAGTAGTTGGACGAGGCCGTCGCCAGCCGGGTCGTACCGTTGCCATCCGAGAGGTAGTAGTTGATCCACTGTGTGAACTGCTTTGCACTTGACTCCGCAGCCTGCATGAACGGATCGTCCACTGTTTCCTTGTTGTTGTTGAGAATTGCTCCATAGGTTTGCCGGAAGCCGGAATTGATCCACTGGTACGTGACCAGAAAGTTATCCAGCGTCGGGTTGCCCGGAGTTGCCAGATCGCCGCCGTCCAGATTGCCGGACGAGAGTGACGGGTTGGCTTTCGTTTCGATGACGACCTGACGCCCCGTGTAAGAGGTTGGCACGTCCTCGACTTCATGCGTGAAATACCGATAGAAATCGGCTTTCTTTTGGTAGGCTTCGAAAATACCTTCGAGGAACACTCGCTGGGCTTTCGATACCTGATTTGCTACATCCCAAGCCATAATTTAATCTCCTTGTGCTAGCCAGCTTGGGCGCGCACCTGACTCATCTCCTCGCGGTACTGCCTGCGCAGCGTCGCGATAGTGTCGTCGTCAGATGCCTTTTCCTCAACCTTCTTCGTCTGAGGGATTTCCTCTACTGGCCGCTTCTGAACCGTTTTCGCCTTAACTGCGGCGCGAGACGAGCCAAGGGACTTGGCGAACGTCTTGTTCAGAACTCTCAGCATTTCCTTGAAATCCGCCACTATGCGATTGCACAGGGTGGTGGAGTTCACCGTGAAGATGCTGGTCGGGTTGCCGTCGTCATTGAAGGCGTTCTGGTTCTTGGCTAAGTGATCAATGGACGCCCACTCAGGATATTGCGTCTTGCGTTGCTCCATCCACGCAGTGAGCAGTTCACCCATCTTCACCTTGGCCTCGGCCAGCTCCTTAACGTCCGGTTTATCCGACGCGAGTTCTTCTTTCGTCGCAGTCCAACCATATTGCTCGGCGATAGGAATCAGAGAGTCCATTGCCTTTTGGGAAACGGAGTCCGTTGCCTTCCGGTAATGTTTCTGAGTCTCTATCTGAGCTGCGCGCTCCTTGTCGGCCTTGTCCTTGTCCTGAACCCCTTTTAGTTCGGCAATCTGACTCTTGAGGGCTTTGACGGTTTCACTTTCGCCTTCCATCTCAAGGTCTTTTTGCAACTCCTCGTGGTCGATCAATCCAGCCTTGTCAAACTTGATTAGCGCCTCGATCTTGTCGAGCGTGTAATCAGGGTCGAGGTGCTTCTGGATCATCGCGTTGGCCGTGGCGACGCGAATCGGCAATCCGCTTTCGGTGTCGATCTCATCTTCGGCAAACGCTTTGTCGAGGAGAATCTTGGACATCTCTATTCCCAACATGGGGTTGGTGATAAAGACGCTTTCCGCGAACTTGTCGCCGTCTTCGGGAGTAATGTCAGCCTTGAGGATCAAGGGCATCACTTCATTGGCTATTCCTATCCCGATTTCCCCACCCAGCGCGTTCAGCTTCTCCTGGGTGTCCCACGCCAACTTGTCCACTCTGGCAATTTCTTCCAGAGCGACAGTTTGGGCGCGCGGGAACTGGGCCTTGAGAGCTTCCAGCGTGCGCGGGCCTTCAGGAGCGAGAGAATCTGCTTCAACTGCTTCAGGTTCCTCGGTTTCCTCTTGGGCGATTTGTTCAGGTTGTTCAGTTTCGGCTTCGGCCTGCTCGTCCTCTTTCGGAGCAAGGATGTTTTTCATGGCGTCCTTGTGATCCGACTTCAGGCGAGCTATCTCATCGTCAGGCGATGCGGCGGTCGTGTCTTGAGACGCGGCGGATTCCTCGGCGGCTTGGGCGGCAGAGGATGCGGCAGTGTCTTCCGGCATCGAGGCGGCTATGATTGACGAATCGGTTTGCGTACTTTCTGTTAACTCCGGCATTGTGTCCTTCCTTGTTAGCGGCGGTCTTTTGGACGGCGGCATAAAAGAAAACCCGCCATCAGGCTAACTGTGCGGTGTCACCTGATAACGGGCTACTTAACCAAGATGCCCCTTGCGGGAACTTGGTTTCAGTCTATTCTGTTGTCAGCGAGTCTTTCAACTGACCGACTCGGCGCGAAAGGGTCAATAGCAAGTCGGAGATACGTTTGATCTCTTCCCGCACATCAGCCTTCGCAGGTGTGAGTCTAGCACCTTTCTTTATCACGCGAACAGGTTTCTTTTCAGGAGGCGGCTCGCTCATGCGGCTTTCTTGCTCTTTTGAGCACTCCTTTGCTTGGCGAGTTTGGCCTGCTCTTTGACCTTGACCGCGTTCATTCGCTCCTGCGCGCCCAGTTCAGCACTCTTCATGCGTTCTTGGGTGGCAGCGTCTATTTGCTTTAATTGCGCGTCCTGAGCGAATTGCATTTGCATCTTTCCGATTTCGTGTTGCTGGTCGCTCTTGTGTTCCAGGGCTTCGAAGTTTCGCTGGTGCTCGGCTTCCTGCGCATCCTGATCCCGTTGCTGAGCATCCTGTTGGGCTTGAAGTTGAGCTTGGGCTGAGTTGTCGGGTGGTTGAGGTTCCATGGCTTGTTGAGCAGCCATCACCGGCGCAGCACCCGCGACCTGCTGGGCAGATTGAGACTGCATCTCCTGCACCCCGCCGCTTTCGTGGCGCGCAATCATCTCGTCCACACAGGCAATTAGGTTCAGGTCAGGCATGTCTTCCGCCATCAGACCCTTTTCCTTGTCCACGTAGAATTCAATGTGAATTTGGTGCTCCTCTTTGGGTTTCACCTGTAGCGACGGGTGGGACAGAACAGATTGCACCAGCGGGGAAGGTAGAGGCTGGCCGGTTGCACCGTCGATGATAGGTTGGTCGGGTACTTTACCAGTCAAGGCTCGCAGACCTTCCTTAATCTTCCGGTAGCGCGATTCGGCAAGTCTCTGGTCGGCTTCCATATGTCCTAAGTCATAGTCCAGATTGAGCAGTTCAAAGTATTCGGCCAGCAATTCCTTCGGTGGTGGCGTCTGCGCTTCAATGAACTTGTTGAGCGCATTCTCAATGTCCATGCGGCGCTGAATGAAGTCAGTGGGTATCTCGGTGCCTGCGATGTAGTTGGTTACGATGTCGCGGTCGATGTCGCAACCGAGAAACGCTTCCACGTCGTCGTCTTTCCACTCTTCGCCAAAACGGGTCAGGATATACTGGAACCGTTCTTCCGGCCATGTTGCTTGGGCAATCTTCAGGTGGTTTCTGATGTACCGGACTTTGGCGTGGGCAATGGAATTGGCTGGGGGTTTGAGCTGTCCCAACATGGACTGCTTGCGAAGAAGCTGGGCGGAGTAATTGTCCTCACCCGGCGGATCGACACCAATAGCTTCGGGTGGTGCGCCGCCGACATAGGGCAGAATCTCAAACAGGAACTTCAGCCCGTTGACCGCACCTTCCATTGGGGCGGCTTGGAGTTGGTCGTAGTAGTGGCGGATTGGGTATTCGCCTTGACTGAAAGTATCCGAGGTTGGCACTAAGTCCCGTTCCCACGAGTCCGCATCAAACATCTGCGAGTTGTAGATAATCTGGTTTAACGAGTTGCGCTCACGGTGTTGGATGTCAATGGTGTAGAGGGTGTTCCAGTCGTCCTGGATTTGAAGCAATTCAACCAAGGGCTGTCCCCAAAACGAGTGGGCATCGGGAATGAAACAGCAGTACGACCACTCGTTTCTAAAGTCCACTTCTTTCCAGCGCGGAGCTACCTGCTCGCCGCAGACCGTGAACATAAACCCATTCGGACACTTCTCAGAGATTTTCTCACCACGCTTAATGGAGAAAACGATGTTGCCTTGGCCGTCTTTCAGATCAAAGTCTTCTGGTTCAATCCGATCCGCTACTTCTTCAGGCAGCACGTACCAGTCCTGTAGCTCACGGCGCTTGGTGAATTCATTGCTTGAAGAAAGCGAGTTGAACACGTCGTTTCCAGTTTCAAGGGCGTACTTCCATCGTAAGGGATAAGTCCATTCGGTAGATTTCGGAAGCTCCCATTTAGGAAACAAGACATTGAGTTCACCCTCACTGACCAAGTAGTGATGCTCGAACCATTGGCCGAGAAGCAGATTGCCGCCCTGAGTGTTCTTCTCGTCTACGCGGTGCTCTAAACACGACGAGATAGATGAGCAGTTATCGCCAAAGTTGACCTGTTTCTTTTCACCCGGACGAGGCACGAGTGCCAGCTTAGACGACTTGGTTACTTCCGCTACACCGCCGCACTGGGGACATTTAGTGGTTTCGTCGTCATCAGAATCGTAGGTGCCGCCGGAGCCGCACTTGCAGACATACTCACCGGGAATGCGTTCTTCTTTGTCTTCCCACGGCTGGGTTTCCACGTAGTTTGACTTATTCTCATCGTGGTAGGAGTGAAGGAAGCATCCATAGCCCGTTTGGATGATTTGGGTCATCCGGTTGATCAGGTTCATTGACCAGTGGTGATCGTTAGCTTCCAACCATTCGGTGATTCCATTGGCGACATTGGCCGCACCCCGCAGGTCAGGGTCTTTGTTGGCAGGTTCGTTCTGAATGGCGACCGTGGCTGAGCCGAGGGCGGCTTGATTCATCTGAATCGCGCGCTTGGTAATGTTGATGCACTTGATGTCTACGCCGTCGAGGTCTTCTGCGCCGTCACCTTTCCACAATCCCGTGCCACCGGGAATGAAGCGGCCAATGCGGTCTGAGAGGGTAGAACCACGGAAGCGACGGTGCAGCGATACGGCGATCTGTGTCCGCGTGGTTTCACCGCGACGATTGGCTTCGTATCGCTGTTTAGCAAAATCGAGGAGCCATTTGTCGAATCTCAGTGCTTCCTTCATTGAGTCAACGGTTCATCCATTAAACAAGTAAAGAAATCAGCGGCGGTCTTAACCTGCGCGGGCGTCCAGCCAAGCATCCGGCCAAGCCTCGGCCCAAATGCCAGCCACTTCATCGTCGGCTTGCGGCGACAGGCAATCAGCGCATGGTCGTCAGTGGACTCAGTTAACGTCACGTCCAGTTCATCGCCGGTGATTCTCAAGGTGCGTGGTGGTCTGTACCAGACTCCGGTAGGGATTCTGCCGCCATCGAGTCGCCATGGCCCTCGTAATACCGCATCCCCCTCCACTACGGCGTCCACCAGAGAAACGCGGGCCAGAGACGGGCTTTGACCACCCAGACTGTTAATAACACACTTCTCAAGCACGCAACGACTAATTTGCGCCTCAGCGACGAAGGACTGGTAAATGTGCGAAGTATCGACGGTAGTCTTAGTGAGGGTCGATTTTTCAATCCGCGAACCTCCTAACACCGAACAGGCATGAACCGTGGAGTCGATAATCGTGCTGTGCTTTTCACAGTAGGAATCGTGGGTGACGTGAGATTCCAGTCCGGCTATCGTCGCTCCTCCATTCCTGTGCCATGCGATGTGGTCGGTCATCGTCGCGATGCTGCCTGTTCCTTCAAATCCTTTTGTGTCATCTCCTGCGTCCACGTCTTCAATGGATTAACAGGGTGCTGGTTTTTCCCGTTCGAGTCACCGCGCTCAATCTTCATTTGCTCCTGCCGTTCTTCGTGTCGCTGGGTCAGGTCGATGTTGGAAGGTGGTAGCTGGTGCTTGATGAACAATCTATCACGCAGGTCTTTGTTGTCCGCACGAAGATATTCAATGGTTTGCTGGCGGGAGCGATCGATCAGCCATGTGGCTACGCTGAACACGGCGGTCAGGAGAAGTAAGGGGATGATTGGGTTCACTTGGTTTTCTTCTTGCGATAGCCTTTGGCGATGGCATTGGCAGCAGAATCCCTGACGTGCTTGGGTAGTCCTTTATTGCTTTCGGGGTATTCGTGCGCCCATCGTTTTGCAATCTTTGGGTGGGCCATCCACATATACCTGCGTTGACTTTCCGATTTGAACGGCACGATTAGAACCCTCCAAAAATATCACGAAACCTGCGCAAAGGACTCTTGGTGGGATGTTTGGTTATCTTTTGTCTCACCGCTCGCTCTTTCATTAGACGCGCCTGAACCAATCCGTACTTTTTGTTCGGGTCGGTTTCGCTGTCGATTGTATTGCGTCTCAGTGTTGCAGGTAAAGCGTTTTCTATTTTCTCATCTACGGTGAGTTGGCCTGCGGGGACGCCAAAGGTGGACATTAGACCACGGAAGCTGTCAACAAAGTCATCATCAATCTTCTTCTGTCCAGTATTTCGATGAGAGTAAATCGGCATCTCGTACCGGCAACGTGCTAATCCTTCTGAACTGGTTGCGCCGGTGACTCTCAGCTTTCCGTTGTCGTCAACGTACAATTCGCCTTGCCCGTCAGCGACGATGAAATAAATGCGTGGTCTGCCTATTAAGGGCTTGCCTGCATCGGGGTGTCCTTTGGGGTATCTGCGGAATGGATGCGGTTTGGTCTTGTCTATTTCCAGAAGGTTTTGAATCTGCGGTACACCTGAACCGCGTTGTGCGCGCCACTTGTTGAAGAAGGTCTTCAGGTCTTCAGGGAGGTCAACGATTAGCGTGTTACGCGCGGCTGAGGCTTCGTGCGACATCTTGCGCTCGGCCACTTGGCCTTTCTGAAGTCTGAATTGGTGTTCGGTTTCTCGTATCTTGGCGGCGATGCGACCAGGGCTGACCAGCTCCGCAGCGATGCTGGGATCGTAAGGGAAGCACGGCATGACTACTTCGGAAAACACGAAGTGGCAGTCGTCGTGTGGGCAGGTTTTGTCAGGACGAGCTACAAACGTGATAGACGCAGGATGATCACGGGTGGTTCCCCAATCAAAACCCTGCCCCACCTTCCACCGTGGCGGGATAAAGAACCCATTTGCATCGCTCATCGACACGCGCTCAAAGCCTTTGATTATTTCAGATCGTGTAACGATATGGTAAACCTCGTCCCACTCGCGGAAGTCTTTGTCCTCGCCAACCTTCGTTACGTCCTGCTGGGCTTCACGGTCAAATAGGTCGCGACCAATCTGGTTGAGAATCACCTCGGCGTACTCCTGGCTGATAGCATCGTCAAATGGTTCACCTGCGGTGATCTTCCACGGCCTGCCACCATCGGGCAGTTCGATTCGCTCGGCGTCGTACCACTTCATCAGCGGATAGGGGCCTTTGAAGTCGCGATCTGAGAGCATGTCTGCGCGGTAGTCCATCACCATTGAACAGATGGAGTCGCGATGGATGAGGTTCTGCGCGAAGAGAATGGTCGTGTAAGCGTAACCAGCAAAGATGATTTCTGATTTCAGCAGTTCAAGGTTCTTGGCGATTACATCAGGACTCTCACCCAGTGAGTCAATATCGTCCAGTACAATCATGTCGAACCGAGTGTCATCGTCTGATTTGAATCCTCGGTTAGAACCTTGGAGGGTGATCGGAATAAGCATCTGACGACCATCGGTGACAAGACGATCCTGTGACCATGAGTTGAAAGCGTTGCGATACTTCTGGACTTGCGGTTTCAGGTGGGGGTAGTCGATAAGCAGGTCGGCATTCTCCAGTTTACGACGAATGGAATTGAAGTGCTTGGTGGCCTTAACGTCCGTGCCGGAGACGTAGCCGATGGCTTTCTTCCGCTTGCGGGCGAGAAGCTGGACGACAAGGGTTTCCGCGCTGGTCGATTTGCCCACACCACGCGGCTCGCATTCAACGCGGGGGCGGTAGTAGACATTTGGTTCCAGTTGCCAGCCCCAATCCCAAAAGGTTTTCTGGTAGCGGGCGAATGGGCGATTGAAGGCGGTCGGGAAGTATCGCCGCAGCCACGGTTCCCAGCCATCTTTCTCGACGTATCGCTGGCGATAGTCCACCGGCAGAGACGGCCACTGCTGCCTGACCATCTCTTCCATCAGGATTTGTTCTTTTAGTTCCTGTTCAGGGGTCACGGTGGTATATTACTACGGTGCGGACGCTGAAGATTCTTGCCGGTTACTTCCTGCTCGCCCTTGGGATTTTGCTTGCCGGTATTTTATTTTTTCCTGAACATTAATCTTCCGCCGCGCGAATTCAATCACATCCTTCAGGTGCTCTTTCTTCTGGTCGTCAGACTTCTTTTGGTAAACCGGACTTTCCACTGTCTTGATGAGCACCTGTTTCATTTCCTGCCCCTGCTTGATCAAGCGATTGCGGTACTGATCATCGGTTTCGAGTGGTTTGCCCGTTTTCTGGTCTTTTAGCTTCGGGCTGTCAGGGATGGAAATATCCAGCCGCAGGATTTCCTGAAGGAAGGGTTGGTCTTTGGCTGTCGTGGTAAGTGTTGGGTCAGCTATTGCCGAGCGCCGCGATTCTAATTGATCACCGAACACGTCTCTGCGTTCCGGCAGACTCTCACGCCAAATCGGAACGCGGCTCTGGACTCGTTGCAGGACGCCTTTGGATTCACGGCGGGTGTTATCCCTCAGTGCGCCTACGTCACTTGCCAGCGTGGGTACGAAACTTCCGGCCATGCCGCCAAAGAACGCCGCACCTGCGCGGTTAGGGTCTTCCACAACGTCAACCACCTGACTTGGCCCACGCAGGAAGGGCTGGTCGAGCAGCACCTTGCCGACAATGCCAGGAAGTCTGGTAGCGAGGGCTTCCTCAGCGTCGGGTTTGTACATTGCTGCACCGACGGCGATCAGGTTGCCCAGCGGAGAGAACGCGCCAATCTGATGCCATGTGTCGCCGACTCGTACCGACATCGGAGAGCGCCCAGCGGCTTCCTGTACATTTCGCTCGCCCTTGTCTTCGGAGTAAAGGCCAGTTGCCAGTCCTGCTTTAGCCAACATATAGCCCAAGGTGATCAACCCTGACCCGGTAACAGACCTGCCGATAGTTTGCGAAAACTTTCGCTGTGCTTCAAAGGAAATTTTCTTGTTGACCGACTGGCGGTAGGCTTTGGCGAGGTCGTACGCGGCCTTGGGAACACCGAGAGGTGTTGACTCCAGCAATCGAGCAGCAATGTTCGCCGGGGTGCGCTTGAAGGGAATAATCAGATCGATTACCGCTTCACCCGCCGGGCCTGCGTGGGTCTTCAGACTTTCAAGACCTTTGGCAACGATGTTTTGGTTGTTGAAGGTGGACACCTCGGCGTCGAGGATCGCTTGCGACACCATGTCGGCGGTTGGGTTGGCGCTGAGGTCTTTGGTAGGTCGGCCTTCGGCTTTACTTCTCAGTTTGGCCTGTTCTTCGATGGAGCGCCGGTAAGCATAAGTGCGAAAAACCTTGTCCTCAGCACCCAGTGTTCGGAATACCGTGTTGATGTAGGTGTCGAGAACTTTGGAGCCACTGTTTGATTCGTGGTGAACATCTATTTTCTCTAAGTCGGTTGCGGACGCGCCATGTCTCACGATCTGGACAGCCTCACGGACGCCCTTGGTCGCCGCTTCATAGGACGACTTGGCAACCGCAACGGGATCGGGCGCTCCCAGTGCGCGCTGTTTGGTGAAATGCGATGTTACGAGGTCGGTAATTGCTCCGGGGATACGCGCCGCTTCCTCAAACCCTTGAAAGGTCGCTGTACCGCCAATATTGCGCGCGTGAGTACGCAGACCAGTCAGCAACCCGGCGTTGCGCAGGTTGAGAATGGTTCGCTCGATGCGGTCACGACCACGAACCTTGGCGTCAACCTGCCGCTTGAGAGAGTCCACGCGGGCTTTCAGGTCTGAGGCTTCACGGTCGTAAGGGGTTCGGCGACGAACTTCCCGTCGGGGAAACTCGCCGGTTTTTAGCTGTTCGGTTAAGGCTGCTTCTCGATTCTTTAGACGAGTCTTAATCGCAGGCAGGGGGTCATGGCGGAGATCGAACCCTGCCAGCACGTCACGTATGTCGTCTTTGGACACGTCAAGGTGCTCTTTAATGGCCGCGTGGATTTGATCGATGATTTCTTCGGCTTTGAGAATCCCAGCCTTTGCTCGATTGCGAGCCATCTTTAGGATGATTGGAGTGAGTTTCCCCTCAGGGTCGAGTCCGGCTAATCCAGAGGCTTGTACGCCGCGAGTTTCCATCTTGGCTTGGGCAAGTTCGGTTTTCAGGAAAGCGAATTCATCGTCCAGAGATTGCTTCTTCTCAGCACGCACACCCTTCGACCGTTTAATCACATTATCAATGTCTTTTTGGATCGCCCGTGTCTTAGCTTGCGACTCGGCCTCGGTCAGTTTGGTTTCCAGTTCCTTGATGCGGTTGGTTTGTTCCTCAAACTGAGCGCGTTCGTCGGTGGTCAACTCGCGGCCTTTGGCGGCTTTGGCACGTTGCACCACGGAAACGAGATCGTAGTCTTGGTTGATGGTGAGCTTCTGGGCAGCGAGCGCACGGCCTTTTTCCGTGCCGGATTTCTTTGCAGCGGTGGTTAGCTTGTCGAATTCAGATTCCAGCGCATCAACTTCAGCGCGTTTGCCGATGATGGATTGGGTGTCGTTGGAGTCGCCAATCTCTTTCATTACGTCAGCGTGACGGTTTTTGATCTGCTGAGCGCGCACGACGATGCTGGCTGTTTCGGAATCGGTTAGAGCGCGGGGTTTGTTCAGCACTTCGTCGGCAAAAGCGTTGGCGTGCTCCGGTTGGGCTTCGGCCAGTGACCGCTGCCATGACTTGCGCTCGGCGACGGGGAGTTCGGGTAAATCCAGCGCGGCACGGTCTTCGGCAAATTGGGCCTTGCGTGCCGAAGATGTTGAGGCCGTAGTTGCGCCCTTGGGCGACGTAGTTGCGACCTCGGCTGGCGGAGGTTCGGCTGACTTTACAGCGGTTGGAGGTTCAGCGGGAGTCTCCGGTGAGACTTTTGGCGGTGTATCAGGCCGCGTGGGTGGTTGCGTTGGTGGGATTGGTTGTTCTGTTATTGGTAGTTTCGGTTGACCTTCATCGTGTGTGGGTGCGCCCATTTCATCAACCAACTGCTGTTGAATCTTAGTGCGATCTTCCGGTGGCACGTCTGTCCAATCGGGTTCAGTAACGGGTAGCTTCGGCCGGGGTTTCGCTTGGACAGCCTCACTCAATTGCGGTGCAGATGTGCCCACATCCGCAGGACGCTCCGGTACGCGAGGTGGTTCGGTGGCTGGCTTAGGTACGCTTCCCAGCACTTCAGGAGTTTCAGTAGTTGCATGTTCTCCCTTTCCGATTGCTCCAGAGGCGGCGAACAGTGCATTCACTGCTGCGGCTTGGGGCGATCCGGTTATCGCTGCGGTGCCTGCGCCAACGGGGATCGCTCGCTCCGCGGCACGACCGGCAATCTCACCAGTCTTGCCCAACCTCGCTCCAATGCGACTGAGGACTTGAAGTTTTGCAGGTAAGGGCAGTTCGAACAGTTCACCAATCAGTGCACCTTCACCTGTGGCCTTCATGGTTTCCATTAAGCCAGCACGATTGCCTTGAGCATCGAGATAGGATTGAAGCCCGAAAGCAATAGGAGCAGGCACGCCCAATGCGCTTAGAGCCAACGCTGGAGCGCTTGATACCGTAGAACCGAGAACGTCCTGTGCGCCCTGGGATAGAGTACTACGACCAGCCTTAGCATCAGCAATCGCAGCGCCGCGACTGAGTTCGTCAGCGGTGTTAAGAAGCTCCTTTGGTAAATCGCGATCCGTGGCCTTACTCGCGATGGCAGCAGCAATCTGAGTTGCCGGAGAAATCACTGCTACATCATGCCCTAATGCGCCTACTTGTTTCGCAAGGCCGACAGCGTTCTTCGCCACCGCACCACCAATCCAGTCCTGCAACCCTTTCGGCAGGTACTCGAATCCCGGCGGTGCAGTTTCCTGGATCAGGTTGCGAGTTTTTGTTTCATCGGACAGCACGGGAGCGCTGGTTGCTGCTGCGCCTACTTGCTCAGCTAAAGGGCGATTGAACGCCTGATTACGACGTTCGACCACGTTCCCAGCGGGAGTTTGACGTGGAACCGCAAACCCGCTGCGATCCTCCATGTCTAAGTTGAGATTCGCGGATTCAGGACGGTAGTAAGGCGCTGTTGCGTTGGGTGCCGTGGCGACGTTGAAAGCCAGCGGTTTTAGTCCCGCCTTAGCCCTCATCTCATTCTGATAAGTGAGAGACGGCGGGGCGATCTCCTGCCCGGCGGCTTTCTTGCGACGATCTTCCGTGACGGCCTGCACGAGAACTTGTTGGGCTTGTGGCGATAGTCGCTTTGCTTCATCCGGCGTCATGCCGAAGTGCCATGCCGCGTCATTTGTTCCAATACTCGCTCTGGCTTGCTGCACCCGTTGCTGCATCCGCCGACGGCGAGCGTTTTCAGGAGCTTGTTGAGCGAACTTGGTTGCTAACGCGCTCACGGCATCGGTGGGCGATGGTGGTTGGTTTACCGGAACGGCGACTTTAGGGATACGGCCTGAGTAGTCGATTGGCGTGGCTGGAAGTGCCCCCGCCTTCGGCGCTTGCCCTGATTGAACCAAAGGCGGGGTAGTGGACGCATCTGGCCCTAAGCGTCCAATACCGGGGACATTGTGCATGATCTTGTAAACATGATCCTGCGTGTTGATTGCCCCATCGTCCTGATCGGGAATGCCGATTCCGCCACGCTTGACATCTCGAATTACGTTTTTCGGGTTGCCGTGGTAGCCAGCAATAGCCATTGCCCACGCATGACGGTCGTTCTGAGCCAGGGGGCGAAACTGCTTGTAGTTATCAGAGAGAAGTTTTAATCCACCGTAGGCGTTGTCCAGTGGATCGTTTATGTCGATGACCTGTCCGTTGGGCTTCTTGATTCCCGCCGCAGTTGCGGGCATGATCTGAAACATTCCGTGCGCCCCTTTCGGAGACTGCGCGGAAGTCTTACCACCGGATTCCTGATTTGTCATCGCCCGCCAGAGTTCGCGCGGGACAGAAAGATTGTCTGCGATTCGATCTATCGCATCATCGAGAGAAAGGTCTTCTTGAGGTTTCTTTTGCGGCAAGTCACTTTATTCCAAATTCACTTTTGAGACGGCCTGCGCTCACCTTCGGTTGTATTTTAGCCCTACCTCGCGTGACGTTTGTTTTCGGAACCGCTTTCAACTCACCCTTCCAGCGGCGTTGGTCATCGATTAGTTTATCCCGACGGTTTTCCAGATCGGTGTAGATTGGATTGCGCACGGTCTTTTGGGTGCCGGTTGTCTCGTCGGTCGTAGTAACTGTCGGCGCGGTGTCTTTCAACGCCTGCTCGACCTTGGCCTGCTCGCCAGCAGCATCACTAATATTGGACTGAAGTTGCGTGTTGGAGAATTCCGCTTCACCTGCTTTGTTTTCGCTGGTCTGTTGGCGGTTCTCAGCGGTGGAGTAGTAGCCCAAGGCGGATTCAGGGGTCACTTCCAGCGGCCCCACACCGGGAACGTCCACGGTAACTTTGCTCTTGGCATTGGGAGCGGCTTTCTTAACCACTACGTCACCATCTGCGCCCTTGGACAGTTGCCATGTACCTTTGTCGTCACGCTCGACCTGAACGGAACGTCCGTCAGGTAGCACGGCGGTGCCGGTTTGCACGTTGCGTGGTTTTGATTTACCTAGCTCCGCTGCTCGGCGACGACTGAGTTGCGTATCAGCAATAGTTCTCTGAAGCGTCGCTTGGCGTTGCACATCCTCATCGGACATCTTCTGCCGTTGCAGCATTCCGGTAACTTCGCGGTCGCTCTGGGCCGTCTCGCGGCGTTTCCAGTCTTCGTTGGGGGCTTTGGGGTTAAAGGCCGAGCGGATAGCGTTCGTAGCCGCACCACCGATTGCGCCTCCCGGCCCACCGGCGATAAATCCCAACCCACCACCCAGCAGCGCGGGCTTGAGAAACCTGTCCCAGAAGCCTTTGGACTTTTGTGGTTCGTAGGCGTGGAGGGCTTGGTTTCTCATCATCGCCGCTTCTTCGGGAGAGGTTGCGCCGATGACGTTCTGCGGACGGGAATACTTGTCGCCTTGGATCATTGCGGGCGGTGGTGGTTGCAAGCCGAGTAAAGGCGGCGCATCAACATCTACATTAGGGTTGTCTACAGGCTGCGGCAGTGCGGTAGCGATGTTTGTCAGGTTGGGCGCGGCGATTTGCGCAGGCGGTGGTACATCTTCAGCGAAACTTCGCGCGCCGGGAATCAGGATGTTGCCGAGCGGGTGGTCGCCTTCGACAAACGGAGGCGTCAACGGAAACGGCGTGCGCCGGAAGATACGGGGAAGCTGTACTGCCATCGCTCAGCAGGATAAATCAATTTGGCGGGTTTGGAAATAGCGAATGTTAAAGCCCCGCTGCTACTCACTCAGGTATTCAGCGTCAAGCAGGTCTTCCAAAACGAACTCAGGCCACACGAACAGTCTCTCGTACTCAGCAAGATGATGCGTGGCGTGATCGTCTACTCCTTCTTTCGTGGTTGGATACGTCTCGCCGCACGCAGGACAGGATTGGTCGTCGGGTACTTCGGCATACAGATTCCCGTCAGGTAAACGATGAATATACTGGTCGTCAGAATCGGCCATCACTTCATCCGCTTGACTGGTCGCGCGCCGCATCTGCATTTATCGCCAACGATCTTTCCATTCTCCACGTCGAAGCGGTGCTTGGGTGGGGCGCAGGGGAGTTTGTCGGTGGGTGGTTTCGCACTCATCTCTTAGACCTCTTCTGACGCGGTTGCGGCGTTGCGAAGTTCACTGTCAACGACATCCATCGCACGCTTAAGAATGCTCGCAGTTACATCCAGCGCGGCAAGTTCCTGACATGCACCTTCGGTAATGCAAGGGTACTCAGCGTCCGGTTGGCGGTGTTCAGCAGCCCACTGGCGACAAAACTCGATAGAGTCCCAATTCTCATCGTCTAAGACGACGTGCCAACAACAGCCAACGCACGATTTCGCGTAAATGCGGCGAATGATTTCAATGGCTTTTGGTGATACGTTCTGACGTTTCGGCTCGCTCACTCTGCTCCCCCTTCTGACACGGCGGCTTGCTTCTCCGAACATCGCGCACAAGTCACCGTCCGCGAGTCCATATCGGACGCGAAATCAACGATTGCTAATCCACAAAAAGTCTTGCACCGCTGCTTCGCTGAGGGATTCCATAAATGCACTTGTTTCCCATGCCGCGTCACGACGGCGGAAGTTAGTCCAAGTCTCGCGCAGGTTGCTCGTAAATCAACAGCCTCGCTCATTTTGGCTTCTCACAAACACGGTCGAAGGCTGCACGTCCGTAGTATGGCTGCCAGTAGTATTTGCAATCAGCACAGGACGCCCATTTCACACGCTTATGCGAGCCGCGAATATTAACTGAATGATGATGGCCCAAGCAGTTCAAAACACGTTGAGCGTTAATCCAGTCCAAAAGTCTACGCACCGCGCCCTTCATTCCCCTCCCCCTTCTGAAGTAGAAGCCGCGCCGCTGTGAAAACCTCGCATGGTTTTCTTTTTGGTTAACGGCGTGATTTCGTCGGAGTAAACCCACTCGCTTTTCAAGGTGCGTTCGTCCCACCAAGCGCATTGATAAGTCACAAGCTGTTCAGGGCCGCGAATTTCAATCGCCCGAATCCTTGCGCGGATGTCGTTGCCAATTAACACGTCGCTGCCTATCCTGAACTCGCTCACGATTTCTTTCCTCTCTCCGATGGCTGCTTACAGATTGAAATACCGCTCAATCGCTATAGCCATCGCTTCCCTTGCCATGCTCTCCAATTTCCGCTTTCGATGTTTCATTCGACCTACGTGATACCGTCCACAGTAAAAACATGAGTATGCGTTAAATTGCGGAGGCGTAGTCGCCCGACTCAGCCGACGCGCTAATCCCACAGCCTCAGATTGCAGCATCGCCCTTTTGCGAAGGCATGAGTACCATTCGTCAATGGAAACATCTTTACGACGTGCTGCGTTGCAATCGGCCTCTTTGACGCCCACAGGCTGTAGCTTTCCGGTTTCATCTCGTTGCTCGGTGGCGGTAAAACGATACCGTAAGCATCGAGCATTGCGTTACAAAACTCAGGCTCTTGCTGACGCAACATAAGGAACCCCTGAACGCCGCCCGTAGCCTCCAAGAAGTTCTGAAATACCAACCAATCTGCTTTTTGTTTAGATTCACTCATTTCTTCGATTTCTCCTCCGGCTGCGTGGTAGAAGGCGCGTCATGTTCTACCGCCTCTTTCATCAACTCCTCAACGCGCTCTTTCCATCGCATCTTCCGCGCTGCGGTTATCAGGGAACTCTCTGCCAGCATTTCCTCAATCCACGGAGGCGCGTTTGGATATTCGTCGCTCATTTCAATCGTCCGCCGTGGTAGAATTAGTCAGGTCTTTGAATTCGTGGCGCAACCGGTAGCTCGTCGGAACCGTAATCAATGTCGTCACGCTCCATCAACTGAGCAATCGGGTCAGCCGCCTTCCGTGCCTCAATTTCCTGCTGACGGCGACTTAACTTTCGTCGCGGTCTTTCTTGGCTGGTTTCTTGGTCGCCCATCCGTATTTTCCTTTAGGGGTGTCTATCGGTTTCCGCTTCGCGCGCCAGTCAGCCATCCTTTGCTCCAGCGTCCGTGTGTCAGGCTTCTTTTCTTTCACAACGCCCCCGTCCCCTGCTCCGTACACACCGGACAGTCTCGCGGCTCATTTGAATGCCCACCAGCTTTACAGTCGAAACAAATTGTCGCAATCTTCGTCGAGCCGTGCGCTCCAACTTCTCCACAGTGCCGACAGATGATCGGGAAACCACGCGGAGCATCTTCTCGTACCACAACCCCACCAATAGCCTTATAGACACTCTCAGGCGGCTCTCCAATAGGGTTCCTAACAACCTCGATTGCGTCACTCACCACATCAGCTTGAGTCTTTCCCTGCCGATTAGCTTCATCCTTAATCCACCTAACCGTCTCAGGCTTCAATCGTAACGCAATCAACTCCTTCGCTAATTTCGCCATGAATACAACTGTATCACAAACGTATGCTACTTGTATAGCACTTTGTAATACTTATTTAGAGTTCCTTTTCAGGAGTCCCACACCGGAGTCCCAAACAAGGAGTCTCTTGGAGAATTTGCACAGTCTTTCACGTGGTGTCATCCGTCACCGCTCACCGGTTAACACGCATCGTTCCATCTGACACCCCTAACCCCTTTGCGCTCTATTGGTTGCAGGGTATTAGCCGCTTGGTGCTGGCGAGGCGTAGCGAGCCATAGTCATCGCGTGCTCATGCGCCATAGCGCGCCTGTGCGCAGCTCTGTGCTATACTCTAACCCTATACACACCAATAGGTTAACCCTTGATGCGTCTGATAATGTCCATTATGTTAGATAGTAGGCTGATTGGCTGTCTATCTAGTTGATAGAGCTAGACTTAGACCGTACTGGTGAGTAGGTGTCACGATACCGCATCCGTTTCCGGCTGGACTTCGGAAACCGTTGATTTTATTGGAGTTAGGTCGGGAAAGGCTTCGAGCGCTTTGGCTTCGGCTTCGGCTGGGGAGCAGTTAGTTCGCTGCAACCAGGCATCGGCGAATTTAGTGCGAGCTGCGGTGAAATCGCCAGCCGATGCGGTCACAACGGATGATTCAGAGCGATCAACGAATAGTTTATGGAATTTACCAAGCAATTCTAAGGCTTTTAATCGTTGATTACCGTCAATTGGAGTATCAACTTGGGCGATGCCAGACAGTTCACTGATAACGCTATCGGCGCTCATCGCAGCTTTATTGGCGTGTTTTTCCAGTTCAGAAGCCACCTTAGCGTTCCTTAGCAGGCGAGATGCGGTCACGCAAGCCGAGTCATAGCCTTGTTTGTATCCGGCGGCGTAGACGGCTTGGACGCCGTTCCCGGCCAGCAGAATATAGTTCGCCAGGAATTGCCGATGCCGATAGTGTAACCGTTGACTCATTCACCCTGCGTCAAACTCTAGCCTGAATCACCGGAGAGAATCAAGGGGAAAGTTGGGATTTGCCGGTTTGACCGTTTCGAGCTTGGGCGCTTCGTTTCCCAGCCGCTTGCCGCTTTGGGTTGGGTGTAAACTCCTTTGCTGCCTTTAACGACACGCGGACGCTGGGCACGTCCACGGTCACGGTTTCAAGGCGTCCGGCCTCGATTGCCGCCCAAATAGCCTGCCGCGACACGCCTTTTAGCTCCGCAACCTCACTAATCGTTAGCAAACTCACAGCTTTTATATTACCTGAAAATTATTTTCTTGTCAAGCGCAAATAATCCTTGACAGCGACAAATAATAGGTATAGGATGCGGTTTGTAAAGGAGAAGCAAAAATGGACATACCTCAAAAACATCAGATGCGCATTGCGAAACAAACCCTGCGAATGACTCCAGCCGGAGCGCGCATCATGGGTGGAATGGATTATGAGTCAGCCTATGAATTGGTTTTCAAAACGCCATTGCGACCACGGTTGCAAAGCCTTGTTGCTGAATATGGCGAGAATCCTGAGTGGCTATCTTGGGAGCTGGTAACTTACGGCTGGGATAAGCCTGCTGAACTATTGGCCGCGCTCTAACTTTCCCATCCCTTTGCCTATTCGGAGTGAGTAGGCTTAGGCGTGGGAAAGACTCCGATATTTGACATTGCAGCCACGTAGTTACAGCAAGTGTTCTGTGCGTGGTCAAGGATAGATAGATTATCAGTACAGTTAGGGACTCGCAGAAAGGAAACGGTTATGCTGAAACAATCTCGCACAAAAGTCACGGGCACTATTGGTGATTTTGTCAATACCCTCGTGGCCGATCAAACACAAGGGACCGAACAGGAGAAGGTTTACAAGGCGCTTGACGTTATGGAACGCAACGGCCTGATAAGCAGTGCGGACGTATCTCGATTCAAAGACGAATACGCCAGCGGCGATTATGTCGTCAAACAATGATTCAACCGCGAGTCTCTAATTGTGCTGATAACTGAAACCCGCATCTTGACTTCTAGGGTTTACCCTGAGGGAAGCCGATAAGTTAATGCTTGAGTTAGTACTCAATAGGTGAATGCGCAGCTTATTGCCGAAAGCGCAAGATAAGCACGTAAGGCGCAAGGTGCGGTTCTGAGTTATCACAGCAGTCAATATCAACCAACAGGAGAGGGACAATGATGAAAATCTACGACAACGAGCTAGACGCTAAGATCGCAGCGCGCAATGAAGTCAACGCGCTCGCTAATGAAAGTTATCAGGCCGCGGCAGATGCCTTGCGCCCGTTTGTTGGGCAAAAGGTTTGCAAGGCTGACGGCTCACTATTGAAAAAGGTTCAAGAGGCTTTGCCGCCGTCAATTCAGCAATCAAACGGCGATGCTCATTCGTGGTACTCAACCGGCCACGGCTACAACGTCGTGCTGAATGTCAAAACCAGCAAATGCACGAGAGGCAAGAATTGGACGCCGCAAAATGATTACCAGGTTGCCAGCTATGCAGAGGCGACACTTTACATCGGCCACTTGCAAAATGGCGTTCTGACTGGTTTGTACGATGCGCCCGCATATCGGTCTGATTATACCGCAGAATTCGTGCGCGAGGCGCGAAAAGAAGCAGCGATAGCCGATGAAGCAAAACGCGCCGCAGAGTCAAAGATTCATTATTTCGGCATGTACGACTAAGCAACTACTCAACCACAGCAGGCAAAGGAGAATAGATAACATGAAAATCGGAGACATTATCACAGTTTACGGTCAGAAGTGCCGCGTATATCGCATTCACGGAATGGGCACCGTTGACGTTGAAACCCTCGATGGCGAGCGATGCTATCGCGTTAGCGGGTTGCCGTTGAATTAGACGGAGCCGCTTGGTAGGCAGGCGCGATCTTCGCTGAGGATTGCGCCACGTACTAAGCAGCGAATGAAAGGATGAACAGACCATGAGCGAACAAAGCCTATACCAACGATTACAGAGCGCGATGCGCCCAGGGGATATTTCATCGCATTATAGCGATTTATATGTCCGCTACACGCCGGAAGCTGCCGCCGTGATTGCTGAATGGAAGCAAGAAAAACAACTAACCGGCTGGGGCATGTGCTCGTTTTTCACGAATCAAGTTGAGGGTGGCCGATGGATCGATATTCCTTTTGCTTTCGATCCGTATTGGGAAGCGCACTTGAGACCAGCAATCAATTAACCAGCGTGCCAAGCACGAGAAGGGAGCAATGAACAATGCGCAGAATACCACCACGCGCCCATAAAATAGCTCGCAAGTTAGGAATCTTAGAGCGAGCGGCTTTTTGGTATTGGATTGAGCAAAGAGCGCAGACACCGCGCAATGAGGTCTTTTCAATCTATCTACCATCTCTGCGTGCCACGTTCGGACTTTCATCTCGACAACTTGGCTCGGTTGTGCAGGCTGTTGATCAATTAGATACTCACGGCTAATCCCAGCCCAACTGATTCTCGACAGGGATCGGGAAACTAACAGGAGAAGCGCCATGATCAACATTCAATCCAACGGTAGTAAATGGGCAGGGCAAGCGCCCGATTCAATCGAGAAATTACTTGAAGTGTTGGCAGAGTACACGCTTGATCCGTCTTTCGAGAATTACGGGAATTTTATCACGCCCGATCCTGTGGCATGGGACACGCTCAAGCCGCTATATCCAGCCGGAACGGTTAGCTTCTTTGGTAACTTCCGCGGCATCTCGCACGTGTTCAATATCGACACTGACGAGCCGAAAATAATCGACGCACTGACACGCGCCATTCGCGCTAATCAGGCAACTGCCGATTATCAAGCGCGGAAAGCCGCGATGCAGGGTGAATTAGACGCGACAGCCAAAGAGCTGGAACTAAGAAAGCAACAGCGAGAACGGACGCGACGAGCGCAACAAGTGGCAGCCTGAAAGGTGAAAACTGAAATGACACAGCTAGAGCAACGAGTGCGGGAAATTACCGCTGACCCAAACCATTACCCGCAAACCAGCCGAAGCGCGGCGCAAGAAAACGCAGAATGGATTCTCGGACACGCTGCGAAACTGTCAACGGACTGGCTCAACGTAAGCGCCAATGTTGATCGTGGCGATCCTGACTTGTTTTGGGTAGCTGAGACTCTGGCATTTTGGGGATTGGCCGAAGCACGGAAAGAGCCAAAGAATTATGTTACCCGATACGATTACTATACCGATACACGGAAACGTGTTGGCGTGGGTTGTGTCTGTTATTTTCGCTTGAAACCGGAAGCACTGACAGCAGCCTGAACCTTGCGCCCGACCGTCACGCAACAATGACGGCGGCGCGGAAGATTCAGACCAGCAGACGAAAGGCGATAGCGGCTCAGGGGCGGTGCGATGACACTGGAAGAATTACGCATTCAACATCAAGAAGCGACTCAGGCGAAGGTTCAAGCCCTGAAAGATTCGCTTGGCTCAATGGTCGGCCAGCGGTTGCAAAAAGTTGAATGCTGGGCTGACGAAGGACTGATCATTCTCACGTTCGATAATGCCAGCCTGTCTGTAGAAGCTGACAGTGAATTGAGAATCGAACATATCTTGAATTAGGGAGGAGACAACCATGGGCACTAACGATATCTTGAGAGACGCGCTTTATGCCGCCGGTGACGCCTCGGATCGCCTTGTGCCGGGGAGTGGGCGGCATTACCGAGCGTTCGCTGATGAGCATTACTCGCAGCCAGGCTATCGCCCTGTCGATTGCCCGAACTGTGGCCGTCGTCGCGTTCAGTCTGATGGTGTTTGCGAGAAATGCCTGTGGGATAGCGACAGCAGTAACTATGCGAGCATTACGCGACCCGATGAATACGACACGCAGGGTTACATTTACCATCGACCTGATGAAAATCTAATCCTTGAGGCGCGACCATCCGAATACTGCGACGTTGACGGTATGCTCCTCGATGAGAACGGAGACTGCCCGCGATGCCAAGCCAGCGCGGCAGCCGAGCAGCGAGATGACGACGCCGAGGACATGGCTTATGAAGATTGATGCTGTGTCCAAGCCCAATTTAGGCCGTCTCGCCAGCCACAGGGCGCGCAAACGCCGAGAATCGATACCTGAGCGGTCGCTCTGCCCTCGGTGTTTGGGTGAGCTAACCAGCGCAGATAGGGAAGCTCAGCGATGCACCCAAATGCGGCAGGGCGATTGAAACGGAGATAGTAATGAAACTTTTACTAACCAGAGAAGAGATTAATGAGCGGGAACTTGAGGGCTTCCGCAATGCTCGCAACTTAAGCGAACTAACCGCTGCGATGGCGTGGGCGCGAATCCATCGAGAGCACCCGTGGCGTGGATTCTTCATGGATGTTCTTGGCGGCATTGTAATGGCAGGCGCGACAGGATTTGGGTTGAAAGTGAGACGGTAGGCGATTGAAACCCAAGCGATAGCGGGTTGAAGCCGTAACCCTGATGAATACTGAACGCCAAGAAAGAGAAGCCATGAACCCATCACCCAAAATCCAACTCGTCGAACCACTCCGTCTCCCCAAAGGCGTCGCAACCCACCGGAGCTGCGTTATCCGTTCCAAGGTTATCTGGTGCTGGAAACCGCTGAGTTCCCTGGCGCGGCTGGCCGTCCATCATGCGACACGAGCGGAGTATCTCGACCGCGACCACCTTGCACGAGTACTTGATGCGAGGAACCAGGGAGTGAAGGCAGTCAGTCGAGCGGCGAAATCGGTGGCTGCCGGGAAGCGATAGCGGGTCAAGCGAGAGAACCCCTTGAAATAGCTCAAGCTGTTGCTTTTAAGACTTTGGATAGATCGCCGTTTTTGCGCTTCTTAAATCGCCGCAACTCTGTTCTGGGAATGCCAATGCGGCCAAGGATTTTAGCGTGCTGAACGCGGTTCTGTTCGATGGCTTTGTAAACCGCCGTCTGCCCCAATCCCATCTTCTCAGCAAACTGTGGAACTGTCAGGAAATCACCCATAATGGCGAATCCTAAAGTAAAATCAGTTCCAAGTCAACAGTTAAAATAATTTGGAATGGATTACACTTTTCCCTTGACATCCATTTTCCACTTTGCTACTCTCCCCTTGCAATGCTGGGAGGATAACACGATGAAGCTGAACAAACCGCTCATTAGAAAAATGATCAAGCGGATCGAGACAAAGCCTTTAAGTTACGACCAAGGCGCCATGTACGCAGAGGAAAGCGACTCCGCGCCTTGTGGCACGGTTGCGTGTCTGGCGGGAGAGGCTGCGATCTGCTCCAAGCGAACCGAGGCGGAGGGCATCAAGTTCGCCCTTGGCCGTCACTACGATCCGTTCGAGTTAATGGGCATTGATTCTCGCTACGCCATTTTTAACGTTCAAGGAAGCAGGTGGCCTGAACCTTTCAGAACTCAATACCGAAAAGCTACAACACGGCGAAAGCAAGCCGCAGTAGCTGTCGATCTTCTCAAGGCAATCCTCCGCACAGATGGAAAGATTCTGGAGGGTGAGTGATACTGTTAACCACCCACCAAGCCGACGCGGTTGACCGCTGGTGGGCGCGATGGGGGCTACGACTGATGGCAACGACAACGGTAGATGAATCGCCACGCAAGCACGTTCTGCTTACACGCGAGACTTGCACCTTCACGCATTACGAAGATCGCCAGTGTCCGGTGTGCGATGGTGGGTTGGCGGTGTGCGCCAATTGCGGTAAAGCGGAAATCGAACTTGACGATCCTGTTTGCAGAGGGGTTAATCACTAATGGCGCTCTCTAATCTAACCACAACCGACCTGGCAGCCTTGCGGCGCATCATCCTGACGGTGATCGATGATGGCGACCCTGAGTGCGCCAACGTGCCGTGGGAGCTGTACCAGTCAGACTTCATCGACCGGGACAAGGCCAATGCGCAGCGGCTCGACTTCTGCGACGAAATCCAGCGGCGTATCACCGACGAAGCAGCAAGGAAAGTCGCATGAGTAGATTATTTGATTTCAAACAAGACCCTGAGGACAGGCGATTTCGTCTGGTTGGGGTACTGAGTCCTTGGTATAGGAGGAGTATGAGTAGCGAACCGCTAAGATTCAGTAATGAAGAAATTGCTAGTTTACTGGTTAATTGTGCCGATGAAATTCAAGAATACCGCAACGGGCCGCTCGAGATAAGCGCTCGTCGTTATGATGAATTAAAAGAGCTGGAGCAGGAGTCTCGTGAAGCCGCACGACAACTGCGGCATCCTGCGCCCAATCCACTAATACTTCCGCAGCAACCGAAAATTAACTTAACTGAGAACTAGCCCTGAAGCAGCACGAAAGGTGGCATAGGTAATGTCCAGTAGAGAAGTAGACAATTGGCTGATTTGGAGTATTGAACATGAGGCGTGGTGGGACGCGGATCGCGAGGGGTACGTGTCGAAGCGTCGCGATGCGGGACGCTATTCATTCGCAGAGGCTCGTAAGTTAGTACGCAATGCCAACTTCGGTCAGGACACACCAAGCGAAGCGATGATCGCAGAGGAGGATTCGTGAGTAGAGAAGCAGAAGCAACACCGAGTCTTTTGCCGTGTCCGTTTTGTGGCGGGGCAGCGTTCCGGCGCGACATTCGAGAACTCGGCTACGGCGACGCCGCTCGCTACATGATCGGTTGTCCTGCCTGTGTCGTCGGACGTGAAGGCCATAGTTGGGAGGAAGCGATCACGGCGTGGAACACCCGCGTCTCCGCAAACTCAGCCCGCTCGTTATCTGGGCGGATGGTCTAAGGCCGCCGTTGCGGATGTCATCGCATCGGCCATCGCAGCCGCAATTCGGGCAGAAGGTGAGGGCTGGTAATGGCTAAGAAACTGACAGACCAAGAGCGCATAGAGCGATTAGAAGATTTGTATTGCCGCAACGATGAGATTGAACGCGCGCTAGCAAAGATTGAGCGCCACGGTCGCCGCGCTAGTTACACCGACAGCGAACTTGATGAGAAGTGGAAACTACAGAACGAACTAAACAATGTGATTGTCGAAATTGAGCGCATCGAAGGTGAGGCTAATCATGGGTGAGAAGCAGTGGAAGTGTTCTTGCGGCGTGATGAATTCCATCGGTCGTTACGTTTGCCGTATTTGCGGGAAGTTTCGAGGCGAGAAGTGAGGTTAAACGATGGCTAATTTCAAACTTCAAGAAGGCGAGCACCTGAGTCGCCTACCAAACAACCCAAAGATTCATTTGGTCGAAGATGGCGAGCGCAGTTATTTGTGGATTGGCAACGACGCCGAAGATGACAAGTTTTGCTTCGCTACGCTATCGGGCGTAACTACGTTGCGGCGGTTGGCGCAAGCAATTCTCAAACAAGTCGAGAGGTGAGGCATGAATCATGGGTGAGAAACCAGCAACATGGTCAACTGTAATTATTTTGACGCTTGCCCTTTGGACGGCAATGTCAATTTATTTTGCTGCATCGGCTTTTATAACTGCCAAGCTCGTGCAGCGCATAGAGTCTCGCTGTGCTGGAGGGAGATGAGGTTGAGAAGATGGCAACATTTGAACCATCGGCAGGAACTTGCATCGACAAGGCGTGTGCCGACGCCGTTGCTTTAGCGTCTCAGGCTAACGACGCCGTGCGCTTTTCGTTTAACGGCATCGCCTTGCAAGCGTTACCAGCGGACGATCCTCAAGTCATCGTAAATCGGTGGCGCGCAATTCTCGAAGAACAGCAACGTGCTTACCGCGAGTCGCCCGAAGGAAGGCAAGCCAAGGCTGCGCGAGATCGGGAGATTGTGAAACGTCAATCAGACGTGAACGCTTGTATAGAAGCCCTGCCTAAGATTTTGCGCACAGACAACCACCTAAATGCGCTGATGAAATGGCTTCAAGAATTTATTCCTGCCGCTGACGATGTAGCCGTTGTTTGGGACAGGCAAACCGTTGCGATAACACTTGAGGACGGCGGCTACAAAGAGAATGAGCATGTCGGTCAACAGCCAGAATGGTTCAATACCCGCGAACGAATGGGACGATACATAGCCGGTCAGGTAATCAGCGGAATACGCGAAGTTGGCTGCGCACATCCGATTGCTCTGAAGTTCATTGATAGTTATTTCGCGCTTCCAGCCAAGGGAACTGAGGCAGAAGGTGAGGAGGGTTGAATGCCGCGAGTCGTAAGAGCTTTTGCTTGTGAGTTTGGTTGTCATCGGAACGTGACGACCTCGCGCAAAAGTATGGAGAAGCACGAGACTCGCTGCTTTCATAACCCCAACCAAAAGGCTTGCGCAACGTGCAAACACCTCACAACTGACTACGAAGAGGAATACATGGGGCATCAATTTGGAGATGCGGTATTTGGGCAACCGCACAAAGTACGTTACTGCGAAAAGGAAATCGATTTAAGCGAGCGGCTTCAGTCTAATTGTCCTCAGTGGGAACGTAACGAGCAGCAGCAGGAGAAGCGATGAAGCTACTTATTTTGATTCTTGATTGGTGGTTTAGTTATCAATACACCTTTGGCACGGTGCCAAGTCGCACGTTGGCGAATTACCCTGAACGTCTTTGTGCTCGACTGACGAATCATCGCGCCGAACTAAAGTGGGCCGATTACAACGCAGACGTAGCCGGAACTCGCTGCCGATGCGGAAAGGTAGACATACCACGATGACCACGCACAACTCAGCCAACGACACCGAGCCCCTAAGCAGCGACATTATCGACGGCATTCACTACATCATTCAGTGTCTACTGTGCGAGGCTTCCCAAGAATCGCTGGCAGCGCAGAAACCTACCGCCTTGAAAGAATTCAGCAGAAAGGGCTGGCGCAATCTTGACGGTGAAATTGTTTGCCCGGAGTGCGCGAAACCACTGGAGAAAAAGTGATGACCAACGACACCACGCCACGCCCATGCCGAGAGTGCAGGAGCGTAAACATTCACAAGATTAGCTGTCTCTTGAATATCAACTTCCGCGACCAGAAATCATCACCCGTACTCGACTCAGAGCGCGAAGTAGCGCCAGGCCCAGACGACAAATGTGTCTATCGCCTCTCAGCGAACATGTTCTGTGACGGCGTGAGGCGACACCATGCAGAGCGGTATCCAAGCCATGAGTTTGTCGAGCCGCCACGCCCAGAAGTACGGCAGCAGCAAGTATGTCCTGAGTGTGGCGGGCTGGGTGGTGCGATCTCGCGATATGGACCTCCGATTCTTCGCCGTCTGCCAGATGGTCGATTACAGGGTTGGACTGTCGGCGGCAAGAAGGACTGCAAAGGATGTAACGGAACTGGCTTTAAGCCGGACGCAGCGGTTCACTCAGTTGAGCCAGCGGCGGACGATTATTTCGATGACGGCTGTGTGCATGGAGCAGAAAGAGACGAATGCAAAATCTGCACAGCCGCCGCTCCACCTGAACCAGTGCGTCGTGCTGCGGAAAAGATTATCGACAAGTGGCGACATCGCTTTACTGGCAGCATTCCGCTTGACGAACTGGAGGGCATTATCGCGGCGGAATTGGAGAACAAATGAGCAGCACTAAGACGTATAAAATTCAAATCTGCGATGGCGTTGACGGCTGCGGTCACATAATCCGTGATACCTATACCTGTCCGCAGCGATGCGAGTGGAGAAAGCACGAGCATCAGTCCAAGTATCGAGGCAAAGTAAACAATGCGCCGTTGATGCGTAAGCTCGTGGCGCGCGAGGTGGAACCCAAATGAGCGACGAACAACCAGCACAGGCAGCACCGGAGAGGATTTGGGTGCAGATTCCCAAAAGCCCTGACGATGTAACCGTACACGCCTACAAACTTGATCCGCGTGAAGTCCACGATAACGGGAAGCCTGTTTATGTTTACGTGCGCGCCGATCTTGCCGCACCGAGTGACGATGACGAGATTCGCCGCTTTCAAGATGGCGTTCGTGATCATTTGATTTCGCTGGGAGTACCAGATAGTCGCATTGATGGCGCAGGGTGTGATAGTGGCGATCCGCTTGATTTCACAAAAGCAGAAATCACGCAAGCTTTCAGCTACTTCGAGGACGCTGCCGCACCGAGGGCGGTGTGGGATGCCGCTATCGAGGTTGTGAAAGGCGAGCACCTTGAAGAACCTACAGGGTCAGAGGACGACGTGGCTTACGACTTAGCAATCAACCACGCCGTTGCCGCGCTCGAAGCCGCTCGTGATGCCGCAGCCGCAGGGTCGAAGGATTTATTGACGGTAGGTGAAACCTTGAGAATTCTCAGGAAAAGTCCAACAACTCCGCTTCTAGCTAAGATCGTTGAAATCTGCGATGAGGGTAGCGCACAAGAGTTTGGCGATGCTGATGAGCGGTTGCGAGCGATTCGCGGCCTGATAATCGGAGAAGCGGTATGAGCGGCTGTTGGTATTGCGCAAGGTGTGACACTCGATTTGAAACTCATGAACAATGGCGTAAACACAGATGCCAACTTGTGAAAATTCTCACCGCACTGAAAGAGGTGGAGTAGATGATTCAATGTAGGCTTTGCGGGCGAACACCGACTCAATGTAGAGGTGTCTTGCATCGCGTCAACGAGAAGGGCGTTAAGGGTATTTGGGAATGTCGCCCTATCTGCGGAGCGGAAATGGATAACGATGATGCTGTGATGGCCGCGATTGAAGGCGTCTTTGATGAACCAACTGAAGGTGAGGCGAGCAATGCCAACTGACGACCAATCCATCGAAGTCGCCGAGATTGCGGATTTGCGCAATGCGATAACTGCTCTCTTTGCAGCCCGACCGTGGGCGGCGGTTAAAGACGCGCAAAAGAAGGCTGAGGCTGTCATCACCCTCTACCATCAGCAGCGAGAGCGGATTGCGGAACTGACCCGCACGAACGAGGGATGGGGTCGCCGTATCGAGACTCTTGCAGCGCAGCTTGAGCAACTGAAACAGGAGCAATCAGCATATCTACGCCATTCCGAACACGTAATTGGCGGATACGTCGAAGAGATTAAATTGCTCACAATGAAATCTTCTGAGTCCGCCGCTGAAGTTGAATCACTTCGGGCGCAACTGGCTGAGGCAGAAAAAGAGGCCCAGTCGCTTTACGAGTACGAGCTTGGATTAGACAAGAAGCGAGAACCCAAATGAACCGCCCAACTGGAACTGACTGGTTGCTGCTGATTGGAATTGTTTTGTTGCTGCCGATTGCTATGTTTGTGGTGGGCGTGCAGTCCGCTGCAAAGATTATTGTTCATCCAAGTCCTAAGGAGATTTTATGACACCTAACCAGCAGACAGCAGAACGAATCGTCGCCGCAATCAGAGCGAAGGGATACTTCGATGAAGGGTTGCTTGAACATCCCGCCGCCGATGAGTCCGCAGTACTTGACGGCATCGCCGCCATCGTCGAAGCCGTACCAAGTGAGCGGTCGCAAGCGGTGAACTGCCACAGTTGCGGTGCGCGGATCGAGTTCCCCGCCGTACCAAGTGAGCGAGATGCGAAATGTATTTGTGGTGGATTGCAATCTCAGCATAGTTGGCATCGCGATCATTGGGAGTGTGAACATTGCTATTCGAACGATGAACCTTGTACGGAATTTCGGCCAGCAGGTGAGCGAGATATACAGAATTTGATGTACCGCGCATTCGAAGCAGGATGCGCCGCCGCTCTCCAGTCCGCATCACCACAGGCCGTGCAGGGGTTGTCAGCCGAGGAAGAATGTCATCTGGTTAAGGCGATTCTTCACGGCAACTGTAAGGGCGAGATACTCCACAGGGAAGCTACTTGCGATGCGTTCCTTTGTCTGCCTGAGCTTCGACCAGAGCACTATGCGCTTGTGAATATCACTCTAAACCGCGACACACTGGATGCGATTCTTAGGGCCGCGTCACCACAGCCGCCGTGCGTGAACGGGATGGACGCTCAACTTTGCTACGTGAAGCATGGGTTTGCATATTTCACTACTCAGCCAATCAATATGCAATGGGGCGATGATTGGAACGATGCGCCTTATGAGCATAACGCAGGTGAGCCTTACGGCCCGTTAAATGAGAAGGATGGGCGCACTTGGCAAATCTTCAAGCTCGTATACGAATGCGACGTAGAAACACCTGCTGAGCGAGCAAACAGCAATAGTCATTATTCCGTCGAGCAAATTAACGCAGGAGCGGTTGCGTGGCTAACTGCTGATGAGTGGGCTAACCACAAAACGGTAATTAAGGCTGGAACAACGATGAGAGACTTTATTGAAAAGATTCAGTCGGCGGGTGGAACGGTTTACACGCCACTACCTGAGCCGCCGAGCGGGAAGGAGAAGTGATGAGCGAAGATAAATACCTGCTTCTACCGCTGTTAATGATAGCTACGAGTAACTGTCTTATTAGCGCCTTGACATACGTCGCGTTCTCCGCAGCGACTGAAGGGCGGCGTAAGCTCTGGCAACTGTGGTTTTCAGGATTTCTGGCTGGGTCAGGTTTAATGGCGCTACTGTTTTGGGCGTGCGTAACTTTTTTCGATTAACGAGGAAGCCGATAGTCACTACCCGCGCCGCCCACTGAAGCCTTGGAGGAGATGACTGATGGTGGTCTATGAGGATGACTCGAATCGTTTCTTTTCATCTTCAAAGAGCTTTTTACAGATCATCGCCATCAGCTTTCGATCCTTCTTACATCTTGACTCTGCCCTAACCCTGAGTTTCATGTAAGCATCTTCCCCGATCCTTTGAAGTTTCCACTCTCTGTGTAGTTCAGGATTAGCCCCTAGGAAATTGTGACACCCTGCGCATTGAGCATCAGCATTGATCGGATCAAATCTTGTGTTCTCTCTTGCCCGACCGTAGAAGTGACTGCACTGAAGGGACGCGGTGACAGGTTCGTACTTACTTCCGCAGCGTTGACACGTCCAGTTGTCCCGATACCGGATGAACAAACTGAAGAAATGATCGGCTTGGTCTCTTGTGACCGACCTGAAGCCCTTTCGCTTCTTGCCCTGCTTTGTGCGGCTGGCGTTTGGGGCGTCAGGAATACCATTGCCGCCTTCGACACCCTGAATCGTTTCTGGGGCGATTCTGGCGCGTCTATGACCAAATTGCAGTATTTTGCCCTTCCGCTTCTCTGCGTAGCGGGCGGCTCTCGCTTTCCCTTCCTCGAATGTGGCTGGTTTCAGGCTCAAGTTACCATCTCCGGCTTAGTCCTAAGGCTCTTACTCTATTACGATATTCTTTTACTGACTTCTGATGGCATCGTTTACACCGCGACGTGTGTTGATTCGGTCTGGTAGAACATCGCCAGAAGTTAGACAAGGGTTGTGGGCCTCTGGCGGGACAGCCCGGACAAATCCGAAAGCGAGAATTCCAATCTGTCTTAACGTACATTGGATCACTTGTTGGCTATGAGTTGATATTCCCACAACCCATTTGCGTGTTCGCGCCGCCGTCGATTGACGCGATGCGATCCAAACTTCTGCTTGCGAAGATCGCGCAGCCTTGCTGAGATGCCCGCCTCGCTTCCGCCAACTAGATTCTTGATTTCGCTGAGGGTGCGCCAGCATCCGTCTGACATCACTTCATAGACGGCAGCGAGTTGTCCTTTGAGGCGGACGTAATCTTTCTGCGCGTCGAACGTCGCGCCATCGAAAGCGGGAGCGCGACCGTAAGGTTTCTGATTAACCTCGCGGACTCGTTCACGATCAATTACAGAATCAAATAGATTCCGGGTGCTCGCATCTTCGTGAAAGCGTATAGCCGCTCTCTTCGTATTGTGCCATACCCGTGCCATGACAATTCGGACAGACCTCTCCTTTCAACATTCGATTAGGTGAGATGTTCGGATGCGGCCCGCGCACGGCCATCAAGTCTTGATACGCCGCCGTGATTTCCGGGGCCGTAAGCGGGAAGGATGATTTATGCAGACGCATCGCTTCGTCGTAAGCCCGTTGCAGCCAATCAAGAGGCACTATCGGCTGAAGGGTGCGCGTCCAAACCTTCACCATGCGGGGGAATTCACCTTCACCGCCGTCTCTGCCAACCGTCTCCAGTGGCGGCAATGAAAAAGCCATCCTCATCGCCATCAGCAACAGCCCCACTGCCTGGCTATAGTTTAGCGATGTGGTCGAGGGCGTCGTTGATATTTCGGGCATTGCGCGTTGAAGCGGTTTCATACTTTGACTTCCCATTTCCATTTGCCGGAATTCCCTTGATGTACCATTCAAGAAAATTCAGATTCAGCGGGTTGTAGCCCTTGGCTGTCCATGCCACGAACACCTGATTGAGTCGCGTCACGTCTGGATTCTCACCCAGCGTCTCGATAACCTGATCCATGAGCATTCGTTTCGGATATGATCCGGTAGCGGCTTTGAACGCAACGATGGCCGGATGCGCCATTCGATTGTCTGGAATTTTCGTCGGTAGTCGCGGACGGTTAGCGTTAGCGATAACCGGATTGATTAAGTCAGCCAACTCTTTCAGTCGAGTAAATATCTGCTCGTGGGTAACGTCACACAAATCACTCTCAATAAACTTCATGGTCATGTTGCTGTAGAACATGAAGCCACTTGAGGTGATCGTGTCTGCTCGCTTGGGACTCGGCGGTTCAACAATCGGTTCTTTGCGCTTCTCGTTTTTGATTGCTGCGATTAGCTGACGAGCCTCTTTGTAACTAACCTGTTCTTTCTTTGACAGCAGAGTGATGAGTTCTGAATCCGCGTGACGCAGAAGCGCACACGCCGCTGACAGGCCAATCCGATCTTCCGCAATCATTTGACGGATAGCTTTCGGGCCGTCCGCGATACGAAGATACTGACCAACCGTTCCAGTAGAGATACCCGTGAGATTTGAGATGCCGGTGATGTTGAGGTTCCACCGTTTACGCAGCGTCACCATGTAATCCATCGCGTCCAGCGGGGTTAGATCGGTGCGAATCAAGTTTTCAATCAGCGGAATTAGATCGCGGTCTTTCCCTGTTTGCGGAAGGACGCGCACAGGCACCGTTTGCAACTTGAGTTGATGCGCCGCCGCCAACCGCCGATTGCCCGCCAACACAACGCCTTCCGGCGTAATCAACAACGGAGAGAGAATACCCTGCGCCTTGATTGACGCGACAAGCTCATCGAAGGCAGAGTCCCGCAATCGACGGCGGGGGTTGCCTTCGTTAAATTGAACTTTGTCGATTGACCATTCTTGATTCATTTTGTTTCTCGGCGGGCTTGCAGCCCGCAACATTCGAGACTCCGACATCAGGCCCGTAACAGAAATTTCACGGTCTAACTCGTTCTCAGGTACATCGGTATCTTCGACTTCCATTCCTTTGCCAATTCATAAATCTTGGCTTCGCTTTGGCCGCTCGGACATTCAGAACGAGCGCGCCCAGCGATCCGCACCATGCCTATTCCCTTCATGTGGCCCATCGTGCAAGAAATTCGCCTCACCGGTTCGTTGAGCACTGCGGCGATTTCGTGCGACGTACTGCAACCCTCAACCATTGCCTGCGCGATCTCGCACATCGGACTGTTGTGTTTCCGGCGTTGATAATCGAGTTGCAACGCTTTTCTATGTTCTACCCAGTGTTTTTCACAGCGACGACCATAAGGCGACTTGTTGTTACTGTGGACGATCTTAAACGTCGGGTTTTTACACCCTTCAACAACGCACACATGCTTGCCCGTATTGCGTCGCGGCCTGCGACGTATGCCAGCTTTCTTCATGGCGTGCTCCACTGCCTTGTGGGTTTTCGCGCCACACTTGCGAGCAATTTCCCAAAGCGACATCCCATCTTCCCAGTACATCTTTTTTATCACTTCAATATCAGGAAGAATTTGTCGATGTTTATGTAGCCATTTCACCAAACATGGATGCGAGCAGAACCGTCCAGTTGTTTGTGATTTAGCCCCCTCTCTTGCTCCTCCCGTCGTCCAAAGAAAATCCTTGCCGCATGTTTCACAAATCGCCGCGAGAATGATAGACGTTGGGCTGCGTCCGAACCTTAACCCTCTCGCTTGCCGCGCTCGGATTCCCGCAACGCTACGTGCCACCGTGCCCGCGCTCTTGCGATGTCCCAATGTTGGATTAACCGCTCTCACTTTTTCGGCTTACCCTCGCCCAACGCTGTGACCGGAACACGGAGCGCGCGTTGTATTGCCATTTCAAATCTCTCTTCAACGGGCCGCTCCCAGAAATCGTCTCCAAAACAATGCTTCATAAACTGCTCGTGAACTTCCTGCCTTACCCTGTCGCGGCCCTCTTTAGCGCGCAGTTTATGGCCCTGACTGAGCTTTTGTCCTAGTAACGGATTGGGGCGGTTTCGTTTTCGCATGATTCCAATAAATCGACTTGCATTTAGCGCACATCGTTACAAACTTCGTGCGCGGATTCCATTTGTGACCGCAACGCTTGCAGGTCAACTGACGGAGTGTTATCTTCATCAGGCGCGGATACTAACTTACAGGTAAGTAAGAAGTCAAGAAGTTTTTTCTGAGAGAGAGTTTATATAGCTGAGACCGGCGTCGATGTTGCGCCCATTGCGGGACATCGAGTAGCCGTTACCGCCATCAGCTGGACGGAAGGGCTGATCAATTCGGTTAAGCCAGTTCACGAAGAACCTGGGCGTCAACTGGCGATGGTTCACCGAGCACCAGCGATCAGCCTTGCGGAACTCAAGCGCCACGTCCAGACGCTCGTAAGCCGGATCGCTTTGAAGGTCAGAAATAAGCGTTGCGCCTTCTTCTTCTTTATTAGGGTTCTTCTTACTGTTCTTCTTTATGTCCACAGGGGACGTTGCTCTGGACGTTGGTTGAGGTGCTTCTGGACGTTGGGTTGAGGCAAAGTCCACAGGGGACGTTGGTGTAAAGCGGTTGATATTGTCTTTCCAGATGTCGGTGATCGTAACTTCGAGGTAGGCTTTTCCGCCTTTAGGGTTAGGGATTTCACGAACCCGAATGAGAGGCTTTCCGGCTAGTTCAGGTCTTGGCTTTTCCAGCGCGGCACGAGCGCGGCTAACCGACCCGCTCCCCATGCGGCATTCCTTGGCTAAAGTTGCGCGGGATTTCGTACACTTACCGTTAGGCCGCGCTCCGGCGGCTTTTTTAAGATGTACATACAATGCCAGTTCGAAAGGGCTAAGGCCGAGCAAGCAGACAATGTTTGGAATTTGCGCCCAGTAGTATCGAGGATCGCCGTCGTCAGTTATTTCATGGTTCATCGGAGGAAAGAAAACGGCCTTTCACCGTCGCGTCGCATCTGGCGGTCTAGTTGCCGACTCAAGAAGGTCAACAAGACTGACGGACGCGACTGTGAAAAGCCGCTCTTGAGTCATTATAAGCCGTCGCCATCGGCTTCGCAAATTGTCAGCATAGATTAGCATAGAAATTCTGATAAGTTCAATGATTATTTCGCTTGACACTTGCACACAATAGGTGTATTGTCTTGCACATGCCAAAAAAGCGAGTAAGAATTCACCGGACGGTATTGCCAGAGACGGTGAAGCTAATGCGAGAGATGGCGCGGGTGATGGACTTGACAGAGGGGCGAGTGCTGGATCGCGCCGTGCAAGCTCTGGCGCAGTCTGAGGAGAAGGTTAAAAAATGAGCGAGACTTTATTAAGGGGCGCACTACGCGCAATGGCAGACTCTCAGGATTTAATCGTAGCAGGGTCGGGTGAACCGCTGCGGAAGTTTGCCGAACGGTATCAATCAGAGTGTTCCCACGTTTGGGCTGACGAGCCTGAGTGTACAAAGTGTGGCGTGGGGTACTTTGAAGTCAATCCGCTGGCCGGAGTAAGACCTAATGCCGCTGCCTAAAGTCCAAGAGGTTATATTCGAGCACTTGCTGGTCGCTCAGGAGCCGCGAGAGGCTAAACCCGACGCCGAGCCTGTCTTGCGCTCACGGGCATCTTCAGCGGGGAACTGTGCGAGACAGATAGCCTTTAAGATTACGGGCATCCCTGCAACCAATCCCCCGTCAGGCGAGTCGCTGGTGAACTTCTGGATCGGAGATAAGATTCACGACCTCGTACAGACGGCTATGATGTCAAAGTTTCCTGATGCGGAGAAGGAACTGGAAGGTGAAATCGGGAATTACATCACAGGGCATTTAGACCTTCGCTACTCAGCCGAAGATGGAAACAAAGTCGTGTGTGAGATTAAATCCACAGCAGACTTTGGATTTGAGAAAGCCACGGGCATTCCCTTGAAATCCAACGGACGGTGGAAAAAGAAAAATCCCGATCCGCCCGAAGGCCCAAGCCGCCCTCATTTACTTCAGGTAGGAATCTACGCGCAGATGTTTGACGCGCCTTACATGGCGATAGTTTACGTTCGCAAGACGGCGGCAAAGGATGAACCTGTAACTTGGGAGTGGCGGTTTAATGCTGCCGACCACGCAGACGCGACAATGAACGAACTCCAGCGCCATAGAACCATCGTTGAGATGGTGCGCAATGGCGTGATGCCAGATCGGGAGTACGAGGGGAAGATTATCGTCAATCCCGATGCCGTGAAGTTCCCGTGTGGCTATTGTAATTTCCTTCAAGGATGTAAGACGTTAGGCGCAGGAGAGGTTAAGATTCAGTGAGTAGAAAAGAATCCCTCATTCTGAACATGGATGACTTGACTATAAAACGTCAGGTGATGTCCAAGATCGGAACTCTTCAGGGTGTTTGGGAAATGACGCTCACGCGCCGGAGATTCAACCGAAGTCTCAATCAGAATTCCTATTACTGGGTGGCTGTCGTGGCTCCGTTCGTTGAATGGTTACACGATGAGTGGGGCGAAAGCATCGAACCTGAACAAGCGCACGAAATGCTGAAGCAAAAGATTCTCGGCGTGAAGTACAAGGAAATCGGAGGCCAAGCAGTAGTCATTACACCAACATCACACAACCTCGATACGGCAGAATTTACGGATTACATCGAGAAGTGTGCTGCGTGGTTGGCCGAGTTTTGTGGAATTGTAGTCGTATCATCAGATGTCTTTTTAGCAAAAGGAGCGAACGTAAATGAGCGAAGTTAAATTAGGTTTGGGCGAATCGCCCGATCCGGTCTTTCTGTTCGTTGGTGAAAGCGTGGACGAACAAGGAAACGTGTACCCGTGGCATCTCTACGACCACGACCAGAAGAAACAAATTCCAGTCAAGGAAAAAGCCTTAACCGGAACGATTACAGGATTACGAATGTCAATCAAGACATTCAAGGAAAAACAGAACACCAAACTTGATATCAACATAATGGCCGACAAGCCGTATGTGATCCGCACGGGCGTAGACACAACCTTTGCACGAGGAATCCTATTGGCAATGGAAATCATTGATGATTTCTCTTTGCCGTACACGTTGGTTGTTGCAAACGGCGGAGAGAAAGTAGTATTCGGACGGTTGCATCGCGCCAGCGGCGAGCGAATCAAGGTAATTTGGGACAAGGAGCGAAAACTGTTCCCGCTCGCAACCAAACTCCAGGAAAGACTAGGCCAGCGACCTCAAACTTGGGCAGAAGTGCAAGCCACTGAACAGCAATCAACGGGACAATACGGAGAGGAAACCCCGCCGCCAATAGAACCGGCAGACGACGACTTGGATGTGCCCTTTTAGCCATGAAAGAATCTCAAGAAACCCAGATACTCGCGGCGATGGAGAACGGGCGTAAACTGACCTGTCTCGACATCCTGAGAGACTTTCATTGCATGAACGCGAAAGGGAGAATCCATGAACTGAGGAACGCGGGACATCCGATTACCGACGAATGGGTTAAAACCGAAGGCGGTGCGAGGGTGAAACGGTACTTCATCGAGAAACCCAACCGAGAGACAGCGTGAAGGAGTGGTGATGGGCGGTGCTTTATTAACAGACGAAGAGAAGCGCCGATTCTCTGAATGGTTACAGATTCAGATCGATTCGGGCAAAGGCATGGCTGAGCAAATGGAAAAGATGAGCGGGGCAGTCGGTGCGGAATTAGTGAAGCGAGAACAGATCAAAATCGCGGCTTACTTAGTGGTTTATAAAGAAATTAACTCAGGCGAATCATGGCAAGTTGGCTGACTTCTGGTCGAAGCTGAGAGGGGTGAGATGAGTGATTCTCAATTAAATCGCCAATGGTTCAGTATTGCGGTGATTGTCGCGTGGCTCTCGGGGCTTGCGATGGGGCGTCCTGAGTTCGGATTGTGGCGCACACTGACAGTTCAATTAGTAGCAGTTGTTTTTGTGTGGGTCGCTTATCCGAGCGGTACGTATTCGAAAGTTTCTGGTCGAAGCTGACGCGCAAGCGTGTGGGAGGGAATGAGAATGAGAAAGGTATTATGCGGAACGCCTCCTGAGCACTGTTCAGGAACGCTCTTTGGTACAAGTGCGTGGCTGGGCAATAAGCGCATGGTCAAGATGCATACTGACAGCCCTGCTGCATTCAAATGCCACCGTCGTTATTTAATCCATATCGAGGGCTATGAACCTATCGGGAGTCGCGAGTTGAGATCGCCAGATGGCAGCGGTATTCGAGTATTGACGAAGCAATCGCATTTTGGCGAAGTGTTACGACGCGGTAAAGAAGGTGGGAGAGCGCGACCAAAAGACGGAAATCGAGGCGCGTTCATTCGCACTTAACCAAACTGAATGCCGATCCCGCTACCGAATAGGACAGCTTCGGCCTACCAGATGTTGCGCGGGCGGTGTGGAAGGACACACGCAGATCGGGGTTGATAGCGAAGGCTGGCAACGTCAGCTAGTAACCGTAACGCCCCTATGGTTCCAAAGTACACGGAACCGGAAAAGGAGTCGGCTGTCGAATCCGACCCCGCGCAACTTCAATACTCAAGGCTGAGAATTACTATGAAAATCATTCTAACAATCCTACTGCTGGCATCCGTCGCCTCCGCGACACCGATGACCGTGGCCGATTACCTGACCCAGCAACCCCAATCACCCGCCCAAGGCTCCCTGCTGGTGTCCATTGACTCGGTTGACTGCGACTGTGAGCACAAAGCGGTCTGGTGGCCGTGGCTGCTGCCGGTTGCGGGTGTGCCGCTGCTGTTCATCCATCGTGGGGCTGAGACACCGCCGCCGACTGTGGTGGTTGCGCCGACGCCGCAGCCGACTACTCCGGTGCCGGAACCGGCGACGTGGGTACTGTTCGGTGCGGGTTGTCTGGTGATGATAATTCGGCAAAGGAGACGACGATGCCCTCAGTAGGGTTGGCAAATTGCACGGTTGAACTAGCGAACGCTTTGGCGCGAGCGCTACATCGACGGCACTTGATCGATCAGGTTGAGTATCGACGAATGTGCTCCAAGCAATTACGAATCGAACACACGCGAGTCAACGACGGTCTGGAACTATCGGAGGATTCCGTTATGACATCGTGGGTCGCAGAAGGAACAACACGCTCATACTGGAATCTCATTGCTCGCGAAGCTATCCGGTTTCTCAACGGTGATGAACAGACCGAATTGCCTGCTCCGCTGGTTTGTCCGCAGTGTCGAGGCATTGGAACTCTTCTTATTAGGCCGGAAGGCGTACCCGCAGGTGTAGCGAAAGTAACGAATCAGCTTCGCAGAGAAACGTGCGCGATGTGCAAGGGCACAGGCGAGCCACCAAAAAAGGAAGACGAAACACAATGAAAACCCAAACTCTTTTATTCGCGATCATCTTACTCTGCGCTTCAACTGCAATGGCGAAACCAAAGTCGGGTACGCTGATCATCACCACCGATACCCCGCTCACGGTGACGATTGATGGTGGGGCAGCAGTGCCAGTCTATTACGGGAGTCAATCGTTTGAGTTGGTGGTTGGGGTGCATACTATCGTCACCGCTGTCAGCGATGGCGCATTCGTGACTCGCACTGTGACTATTCGAGCCAAGTGCGTGACGACATTGACGGTGACTTACACACCACCTGTGATTCCACCTGCGCCGGTTGCGCCAGCACCAACACCGTGCCCGACACCAGAACCACCCAAACCGGAAGCACCGGAAGTCGTACCGCCGAAGCTGTTTGATGCGTGTTGCGGGTGCAAGAGTGACGACCTGAAAGCCCGTCTGGATAACTTCGCCATTGAGCTTCACCACGACCCGTGGACACGAGGGTTGGTTGAGGCGGCGCAGGTTCAGACCGCCATCGACTACTTCGTCAACCAGCGTGGTATCGACCGCTCGCGGCTGAGTACGGGGACGATCAGTGGGAATTGTGTGCGGTTGTGGGTGCTGGGGCAGTGATCGTTTAGTTTCTCACACCGCAGCCTGACGACGCCGCAACCGTCGCCTGGGTTGCTGTGGGAATGGGGGAGTGGCTGTCAATCAAAGCAAAGGTACGGCTGCTCCCCTGCGATTTAACCGACCGATTGAAAGGATGATATGGCAAAACGAATCAGCGACATCACGCGATTCACAACTTATGCGCAGACCGCCAGTGAGTCTGAGCTGGACTTTATGATGCAGGTGCTGAAGGCAATCAAGGATGCCCGCTTTGCTGCAACCAAACCTGCCAAGCCGCGTGCTAAGCGGTCTGATGCGGGGAAGAGGCGGGGTGTCACTGACCCAAAGCTGACCTCTATGGCGAATGCTGCTGTCGCAGAGTAGCATGGCGGCTTGGGTGTTGAGGGAGGCACATTGGAATCGCATCAGTTGATCAACCAGACTTCGGGTGAAGCTGAGTACTACACGCCTGTCGAAATCGTTGAGGCGGCGCGTCGTGTCATGGGCGGTATCGATCTTGATCCCGCAAGTAGTGAAGCCGCAAATCAATTCGTAAAAGCCACGCATGTCTACACGATCAAGGAAGACGGTCTTAAGCAGCCTTGGCACGGTCGAGTCTGGATGAATCACCCGTTCGGCCTCGTTCAGAATCCAAAGTGGATCAATTATCTGGAGCGCGAATATCGCGAAGTTCGCACAACCGAGGCGTGTTGTATTACTTACGCTTGTACGTCCGAGAGGTGGTTTCAGCCGCTCGCTAAACGTCCGCAATGTTATCTAACCCCGCGCACGAATTACAGACTACCAGATGGGACGATTAAGAAAGGCGTTTCCAAAGGAAGCGTGGTTACTTACTACGGTGAGAACGTAGAAGCCTTTGCGCGAGAGTACCGATCATTCGGAGTCGTGAAGGTGGAATTCAAATGAAAATAACTCCGCAGATTTGGCGCACCAAGAACGGTGAACGGTTGATAACTTACGCAGTTTATTATAACGGAGTGTTTGCAGGATACTCCCGTTGCCTATGCGCCGCCATGAAAGCGGCTCAATGGCTCTCGATTACTTTGAGGTGAAAGCGTGAAGGCTTGGCAAAGACAGATAAGAGAAAAGAAAGCCTTAACCGATGCGTCTGCTAATTTGTTCGGCGCATGGTGGGAAGAAATTGACACGTCTATCGAGAAGGCCGTTTGTAGGGAAGTGGATTTCATAACAGCACGCGGGATTATCGAGGAATACGAATGGTTGGGAACAATGTATCCTGCTGCTGTTTGTTGTTTTGGTATTTTCTTTGATGGCAAACTTGGCGGCGTTATAGTTTTCGGTGCTCCGACGCCTCCAAGCTTAGGTTCCTCAGTCGCAGGCCAATCCAACACATCGAAGGTTGTTCAGTTAGGCAGGGGTGCTTGTGTTCATTGGGCACACCCGCACTCGGCTAGTAAATTAATCGCCTTTGGCTTGAGAGAAATAGAGAAGCGCGGTTACAGAATAGTTATCGCCTTTTCTGATCCTGAAGCTGGCGAAATCGGAACGGTGTACCAAGCAACAAATTGGATTTACTGCGGGCTGACTGCGGTTCGACCTGATTACTTTGACGGCAATGGCAAGCGGATTACTGGTTGCGTTGGTGTGATTAAGCCCTGGATGACTAAAGCCCCTAGAAAGCGTAAGGGGCGATACGTCTACCTCCTCGGCTCTAAGAAAGAACGAAAAGAATTACGAGGTCAGCTACTTTGGCCGCTAGAGCCTTATCCCAAGCGGGCGGTGGAAGTGTCAGGAGAGACACGCATTGATTCCGTCAATGAGAGCGTGGGGCAGTTCCACGACGCCGCTCCAATACTTTGAGGCGAACCATGAACCGCTACAATCACTGTGACCGCGAAACAGTCAGCCCCACAAATCTCTGTATCGACTGTTTGCAAAAAGGCCACGTCTCAGGACGCTGTGAGGCTTGCCGAGTAGAGGCTTGGGAAACGATTCTCAGGATTGAGCGGCTACCGTCAGATAACATTGAAACGAGGAGCACAAATCTCAGCGTTGAATCGCCGCAAACAACTGCTCTGCATGTGCCGCGCGCTTCTCAATAATTGCCATCTGCTTTTGTTGCTCAGGTGTGGCCGCGCTTATGACCGCTGCGACTCCTGGTGCGTTCGACTGGGATTTCATCAAAACTGCGATGGCCGAAATAGCGGCATCCACAATCGCCAGCGCAATCTTCACCGTGGGATTCAGATTGACCCCAATGTCGCCAAGCAACTGCTCAAACAGAACTGATGCGTTAGCCAGAAACGCGCCGGCCGAGTCGAACTTCCCAGCCTGATACGCGGCATTGAAATCGTTGAGTGCGCCAACCACCTTGGCGATGATTTGCGCTTTGGCGGGTAATAGCGATGAGACTTTGTTGAGAAACGAAATTGCTGTTGAGACTTCTATCTCGATGCTCTTTTTGCTGCAAGACGGCTCTGGGGTGTTAGGTGCGCTAACCGGAGCGATGACACCGCCGAGAGCCAATCCGGCCGCACCCGTACCAGCCAGTCGCAGGAAATCGCGTTTGCTTTGATCGGTATTCATGAATTACTCCTTAGTCGGCTGTTGACCAACCTTATCACCTTCAACATTCGTTATCGCGCCTGAACTGTCAACGGCCTTGGCCGCGCTGCCCACGCCGGTTACGCTTGAGTCTTTCGCAATCACCAACCCCAGACCTGCAAGCAGCGCCCCTGCCGTCGTCATAATCAACTGCCCATCTTCAGCCAACGCCGTGAAGTCGTAGTGCTTGGAGCGGAAGGCCAGCGCGATGCGCCCAACGGCGCCGACAATTACGCCGACACCGAGGATGGTGGTACGCCAGTTGATGCCAAGGACGTGGCTGAGAAATGCGTTCATAGGTTCTCCTTATCTGTGCCCACCGCCCGTGACTAGGAAGCCATAGACACCCCAGCCAAGCAGGAAGATCAGAATGCCGAGCAATAGATGGCCACCAAGCGGACGCCAGCGCAATACGCCGCCTTCGTAGTAGCTCCACCCGCCGAACAAAACCCAGATGATGAACAAGACCCAGAATAGCATCGAAAGCGGCATTGTAGTTTCCTCCTACTGTGTTGAAGCTCTAGCTTCTTCCTGTTTGGTTGGCTCAGGGTTGAGCGGTTCAATGTAAACAGTCTGATGCGTATCGGTTTCGTCGCGAATGGAGACCTTATGAGTGCGCCGGTTGATTGGAATTATCAACGTTTCGTCGTCGGTTTCGAGGATTCTCACGCCAGCCATTCTACCCCTGACGCCAAGGGAAAGCTACAAGTTTTAGGTGGGCGGCTAAGACAGGCACTTCGGCCACGGCCCCGTATAGCCCACGGCCTCAAGAAACGCCCGCATGAAGTTAAACGCGCAGTTCTCCGCAGTAATCAAAGCAACAACCGCATCGTCAGCATTAGCCAGCGAGCCGTGATGCTCGATCTGCTCACAGACGTTAGTGAAGGCGGCTACGAGCGCGGTGACGCGGTTGCTGATTGTTCCTTTGCCGAGCGCTGGAACCTCACCACCCGTGCTCAGAACTACAGCCTCCGCAAAAACCAGAAAACTTGCCTCGCCTGCGTCCAGCGCTTTCATTAGACTCGGTGGATTGCCAAACCCTGACTGGACTGCGATACGCTCGCCTGTGAGCGCGTACACACTTCCCGCCAAGTCACCATCCAGAATCAGCTTTTGACACGCTGGGTCGCACTGCGGGGGATGACCATTCGACATTTAGTTTTTCTCCTTGCGCTGTTGCTGCTGTTGCTGAAGTTGCATTGCGGTGAGCATACCTTCCAGCTTGGACATCTTGTTACTGTCCGACTGAGCGAGCGCCCATACTGAACCGAAGGAATTGTTAAGGGCGTTAAGTTGCTGGGTTAACGCGGCAATCTGTTGCTGAGTAGCGTCGATGCGCCGGTTCTGGCTGTCCAGGGTTTGATTGGTTTTCTCATTCTGCGTGCTAATCAACCCTTCGATCTTGTTCAGTTGCGTGGCGAGGGAGTCCACGTTTGCCTGAATCCCCGGAACCTTGTTGTAGTTCGCCAGAGCAACTTCTGTCCGCCCCGCCGACCGCCCATAAGAAACGACGCCGACCAAAATCGTAACAATGAGCGCACCATGAGTAACAAGCTGCATCCAACGTGGTGTGGTCGTTGGTTTGGTCATGAACGCTCTCCATGTTCCGTGTTGCAACTGGGATTGCAACGGAGTTGCTGTACTTCTCCCGTTCTCCGTTGCTGCCCAGTTTCGTTCATGAAGTACGTTAGCGGTCGCCATGAATCACATTTTGCAGTTTAATACTCCTGCACAGTGTTACAGTCGGGTTCTGTGTTTGCGAAGGTTCGGTTACGCCGGTGGCGCTGCTGGCGTATGCTCAGCAATCGCCGCTGCCAAATCGGTCGTCCCGCCATCCAGAAGCGTGACCACTTCATTGATAGCTGCCGAGTCCTGTAAGTCGTCTGCGGCAATCGCGTCCTTAATCATCTGCGAGATGCCGCGAATAAGCGCCGCACCGGAAGCGTCCACTGTGGTTGCGTTCGATACCGACGCGCGAAGTCCTGTTAGGTCTACTGCCATTTTAACTCTCCTTTGTTTGCTGGTTGATTGCGTCCTGAACCACGGCGGTTCCGGCGTTAAGTAGTGCCACTTGCTTGTCAATTTCTGCCTGCACCTGAGCAGAATTGTCTTGAGGCGTCGAGAGCGCCAAGGCGACTGCTTTTAATCCGCCGCCAATGGCGTCTGCCAGCTTGTTGACGGCTCCATTAAACCCACGGAGCAAGAAATCAAGATTGCCGCCGCGCTCAACTTCGTGAAAGGTTCTCATGTGTTAAAAACTCCGTGCCCCTCAATTTTGCTGCCCGTCCACATACTACATCGAAAGTGTCCGCTTTGTCTGTCTTTTTCATATGGCAGTTGAGGCACTCGCCATCTAAAGGTGACAGGAACTCCCTTGACGGCTTGCGCTCACCGCACTTCCAGCAGAGTTTCCAGTCAAGATTGTCCATCAGCCACCCTCTTAGTGAAGCCCACCTTTGCCCACAATAAACGCAAGGATAGCGAGTAGTAGTCCTAGAACAGCAATCAGGTATTTACCGTTATCCCGTTGCTCGGTTTTCGTTTCCTGTGTTCCAACCGTTTTCCCTTCGCCGCGATCTAAGCGCGATTTGAGATCGTTGATTTTGTCATCAGTACTCTTGGTGGTTGATGCCACAAGTGTATAGATTTGATCGATCTGTTTTGTGAATGCCGATTCGCTTTTAGAAATAGCTGCGGCATTACTTTCGTTCGTTGCGCCCGCAGCTTCTTTCTGAGCTTGAAGTGCTGCGGCGATGGCCGTCTTGTCCGCCAACGACAATTGTTCGGTGCGCCTGTCCCTTTCTACAAACTGAACCTCAATACTGCGGAATTTTTCGTCATCAACCACTCGATGCTGTGAGAACTTTTCATCTATAGATTTTATTAACCCTTCAAACTTCTCATTGACCCGCTTCTCGGCATCGGTGAGGGCATTACGCTGTTCGCTCTGAACCTTGTCAATCGAAACAACGATGCTCTTTTCGGCTTTATCTAATCCGGTCTGAATGTTTTGGGCGGCGGCAACTAAGGCTTCCTTACTGCCGGTTTCAAAAGTATTAACCCGCTCAGTAAGCGCCCTGAGTTTGGCTTCAAAGATTTCAGAGAGTGCGGCAATCTCGCGCTCAAGCTGGCGAGTTGTGAGCGTTGTCGGATCGGGACGCGGTACTATATCGCCATAAGCAACGTCATCATGCGGAATTTGACGCTTATCTCTGTCTTCATCACTTTGGCGCATAGTTATCGTCCGCCTTCAGTCTGAGGATGTAATTGCATTGCTACCCAGCCGACGGACTTGCCGAAGGAGACACCGAAGCCGACGGCGAAGTGGACGTATTCGCATCTACCCCTTTGAGATTAACAACTTTGTACTGGTACTCGCCGGTTGCCTGGTTGGTTCCATCGTACGGCGCTACCACTGTCAGGACTCTGGTTTCACTTGGCTTGCCCTGATCGAGAATACGGTTCTGATTGGGGGTGATGGCGATATTTACCGAACTGGCCGGGGACTTGGAACCTGAAGTGAGCACTATTCCTGAGTCCTTGTCTGCCAATGCGTAGTTAAAGGCATCAGGGATGACCACTTGCTTGTTCTCATCCTTGATTACCACGTTGATCGTGCAACCAGCTTTTTCGTTGACGTTCATGCTCTCAAGTCCTGAAGGAATTCCGATACGCGGCCTTTGGTCGGCCCCCACCCCTCAACATAATCACCCTCCCACCATTCTTTCGGCTTGTTGCGAAACTCGTCAATCGTCCACCTCGACTTCGACATTGTTCCCTCGACACGCAAATCAACAATCGGCTTTGTGGAAGTCCACGTCTCATATCCGTAATCGTCAATCCCTCGTGGCGGTGGGCGCATTCCCGGCTCGTACCCGATATGACGATCATACTTGTCACCGTCTGCGTGAAACCGCGCAATGCGCTTCTCGTAGTGCTGGATGAGCAGTTGGCGGCTGGCACACATCCCCGACACCTGCAAGCAGCCGGAATACTTCAGCACGTGACCATCCGAACAGCGCACCTTCACGACATTGGTGTTGTAGTAATAGCGATCATCTCGTGGCGGGGTGAAAGCAAAATGCTCAGGTGGGTAGAGGCAATCATGCTCAACCAGCCAGCAGGAGTCCGCTGTCGATGTCTGTAGTCCCTTGAGAATCTGCTCAAGATAGGTTAGATAACCCTTCTGCTTATCGCGGAGAACGACATTCAGCCCAAGGTCTACCGGCTCCAGTGTAACTGAAACAATCTTGTGCCCGTTAACCGCGCGCTTGAGCACGTCTCTGGCGGTCTGGGCGACGACCGGATCAAGCTGGTTATGGGAGTAGTAGACGATTCCCTTGGTTGGAGGCCGGACATCCACCGCTTTGCCCTTCTCTACCGCTTTACCCTTCTCTACCGCTTTAAGCTGGTCAAGGTCTTCCTGGCTCCACCACGACCCCAGCGGCATGAACCTCTCCACCAGCCACGATAGGGGATACTTAGCCAGCGGCCAGTTGTTGCCCTTCCACAGCCACTTGGAGTGTTCCCGCGCTTTGTGAACCGAAGTGTTCGGGTATGGAAACCCGAAGTCGCCGCCTTGAGTGCGGAACATATGGGCAAACCATGTCTTGCGGTTAACGATTACCTTCCCACCCGACAGCCATGACTTGCAGGCTATCTCCGTGCCTTGCTGTCCCCATGAGCCATGCTCCTCGTCGCTGCCGCCCAACTCCCAATACCGTTCTCGTTCCAGAAACCAGCAGGCTCCCAGTAACGACATGGTTTCAATTAGATCGCCTTGCTGTCTTGCGGCTATTTCCCCGTGATACTGAAAGTGCAACTCGCGATCAAACGCCCACGCTTCGGTAAGCCGCTTGCCCATGTTCTTGCCGTTAATTACCCGCCCATCGCGCGGTTGCCACACGATCACTTTCTCCACGTTCTTCGAGCCGCACTTCTCGCATACCGTTGGGCCTTGGTAGGCTTCGTGTCCACAGTCTTTGCAGAGACGGTCGAAGGCGTAGAGGTTGTACTGGCTGGGAATGACCGTCCAGTCGGGCTGGGCGTCCTCAATCAGCTTCCGGTCAAATCCCTGATCCATGATGCAGTGCGCATCCAGCTTCATTATGTACTTGGCTTCAGACAGCCGCGCACCTTCATTGCAAGCTGCCCGTTGCCCAATAGACTTCGAGTGATGAATGATTGTTACGTCAGGATGAACAGGGAGCGGAGGGTCAGGCCAAGCGCCGTCCGCGATCACGCAAACTTGGGTTTTTGCTTCCCGCGCAGCAAGAACGCCTTCAACGGTACGGGCGAGGAATTCCTCGTTACGAGCGGGGATCAAAACCGAGAGGTCGTAAGGAATAAGTTACCTCCTACTTCGAATGCTTCACCATTCGAGCGCGCAGTTTGCTCGCTTCGGCCTTGTCGATGATCAGAGTGGCTAATCGGGTATCCTTCAGCTTAATGTCTACCCTGTAACTCCCGTCGGCTTGTAACCGCCATTCCAGCTTGCGACGGCCTACACATTGCGTTATGAACATAAGCCCCTCCTAAATGAAAACACCGCCAATTTCAAGTTGCGATAACTCGAAACTAAACGGTGGTTGATCCTCTGGGGATGTGGCCTATTCAGTTGTCAGGACATTCTAGCCGCTTTCAGCCCCACTGGCTATATATTTCTCCCAAACGTCACTGGCGAATCCCCAAGGTTCTAAGTAGTTACAGGTCGTGTCAGTTGACTGCGGCCTTCTAACACCACCCAGAGACGGCTTGGTGTTAAACGTCAGCATTGGGTATTGACTGCTGAAAAAGCTAATCTTTACCTGCGGAAGTTTGAGGTAGGTTTCGTACCTTCCCGGCTCCGCCCAGCCCGTCATCCCCTCCCTAGTCGGTTCCTTGGGGAACTTCTTAAACAGCCTCTCTGCCCATTCGATGAACAATTCACGGTTGCAGACACAGGTGGACATTACCGTGCGGTTGCGCCAGCGGTAACGAGGCTTCCGGTCGTTTAGCTCCACCCACCAGCGGTTTTTATCGTAGTAGAAAGTGTCGTCGCGGGGAGGGCGAAACTGGTAATGTTCGACAGGGCTGAGAACGTCGTCCTCGGCACAGGCGATGAACCGCGTGGTGGCCGCTTGCGCCCCAATAAGAATTTGCTTGTAGCAGTTGTAGGTGGACGCACCGATTTGTCCGACGTTGATGTTTTGGCCGAAGTCTAATTCGCCTTGCGTGACGGAGACGAGCGGCAGGTCGCCTATTGTGTCGAGTAGAGATGCGCGCACCTTGGAGGCGAAAGGTTCGGGCTTTTGGTTAGCACTGTAGAATAGGATAGCTAGGGACATAACTTTTCAGCGATGACACACAAATCGTGGCGTTTGGCGTGCAGGATTTGACCCCTCTCATTGAACACCTCTCGCAAGTCCACAGCGAACAATTTGCAATGGGCATCACACTGAGAAGCCATCGATATGTCGCTAGACTTGTAAAAGTGACATCGCCTTTCTTCGTCATCGCAAAATTCATGCCCAGCGTTGATGTGTACTATTATAGGAATCATAAATTTACCCCCGCTTCAAACCCTCTCCGCATAGACTCAACGATTCCGCAAAACCGCCACTCGGCAAATCGCCCAACACAGGTGATGTCGTGCTGCTTGAGCAACGCAATCGCATCCTCTCGCCATGTGCTTTCCGGTCGGCAGTAGGTGTAGGCGATTTCTACGTCAGTACGATCTACTACCTCGGTATCTTCTATCCAGCCCCACTCCTGAAGCGTCCAAATTACGGCGCTTTCATTTGACCACTCACTTACTAAGCCATTGCTGGCGTGCGGATCGTATTTGTGCGCAGATTCAACGTACATACTTACATGGGTGTCTTGCTTGCCAAACGGAGCAAGTATCTTATCCACGTTGCTATAGAACCCGACTCGATGAAAACCCGCATCACTATTCGGCGTGTAAACCCATTGGTCACTAGGACAGTTTTTACCTCTTTTAGCAGCGATGTTATACACAGCAACCGATACAGCAGGATCGCTGGCGTCATTGTCTGGTTGCAATCCTGTCATCACCATCATGCGGTTCAGCGGCAACGTGGAAACTAACTTGCCATACCCTTGACAGGTATCATCCTCGAAATGAACCATCTTCTCTCTGGTATCAATCCACTTTGCTCGCTTGTTGAACCTCACCTCACACCGTGCGGCCATGCGACGTGCCAAATGCCCCAACCCCTGCACCGGATAGATAAACGTCTCGTTGTAGCCCTTGTTGCCAATCGGCGGACTTTTGTAAGCGTCCTGCGGAGCAACCTTGTCGTAGAGTCCTGCGGTATAGAGGTCGTTGAATGGAAAGAAAAACTTCTCACACATGGTCGTGCCGAACCGATGCCGCAAGTCGTCTTTTATGGTCACGATGGGTTGACCGTACTCACCGCCTGTCTCCTGACTGATGACGCTCGCGAACTCAGGGGTGGACTGAATTGGGTAGGGGTAGAACTTGTCCTCATCGGGAAAATAAATGGACGACTTGCGCTCGTACCGCTTAATGTCGCAGAGTCCTTGGATAAACGCCGTTACCATCGGGTCGCCGCCGAACAACCAGTGCCCCCCGCCGCGCTCAAAGCGGAAACCGTTGATTTCGTAGGACGCACCCAGACCGCCCGGTGAATCCGTTGCCTCATAGACCGTCCCACCTGACGTGATCGCGGTAGCAAGGCCACTGAAGCCCGCTCCTAAGATGATGGTATTGGGCATGAGTTACTTCTTACTCCTCACAAACTCCATCAACCCCGACTTTTGATAATCCTGATTGATTACCTTGATACTATGCCCGTGTTCTCGAAGTGCATAAGCAAGGGCAAGTTGATCGTGCAGCATGAAGCGGTATTTTTGCCACGCAACCTCTTTGAACGCGTTGCGAATTAGCGGCGTTGGGTTGTAGATGAAAGCAGTAGACGCATAGAACGCTGGATAATAAGCGATATCAGCCACGTACTCGTATTGCTCGTCTAGCCATTCACCTTCATATCGCGAACAGAGATACTTGTTGCCCGTCGCCATCTTTTCCTTGATAAATTCATACTCTTGCTGAATAGTCTTCCGCTCAGGGTGTTTGAACAGTGCGATGTCGTAGTAACCTGCCAAGTTGAACGCATCGGCTTCACACAGCCACAGATGCACTTCGTTGCCTCTGGTGAGCGCGCAACTCGCGTCTATCCAGAGATACCAGTCGAAACCAGGAAACATTTCGTAACCGTGCCATTTCGGTATCCCGCACTGTAACGCAGGCGTCATGGCTTTATGGCGTGGCGGGAAATTAGAATCGTTGAGCCGGTGGATTTCTACTTCGACGCCATCAGGAACAATTTGCTCTGCCCACGGATGTTCGACATCGTAGTTACCAAGCGAGGCGCTGATTACGCACACCTTCATTTCACGTACTTCCTAAACAGATCGCGAGCCTTACCCCAGTAAGGCAGTTCTGCGACCGCTTCTACCTCGCCCGTGTCCACTAATGTCTCGGTGTTAAGACTGACATTCTGCCGCGTCTTGAAGCTCACCACGGGTAATCCGTGTTTCCAATGCTTCACGTCTTTCAACCCATGAAGCCCAAACAGTGACACGCGCGTCTTCTTTTTGCTAAGGTAGCTTTTGGCGCAGGCAATCAGATACTCTCGCTTCACCACGGAAATCCAGTCACCCCAGCGCTTTTGCTGATACTGGTCGGGTTTGAAGGATTTGATTACATACACACTGTCATGCAGGTACAGGTCTTCTCCGGCTGGCTCAAAAGTGAAATAGTCGGGTGGGTAGAGCTGGTCGGACTCGGCAATGGCTACATAGTCCTCCGTCATGGATTCTGCGCCAACAACCATTTGCCGGAAGGCGCTGTAGTAGGAGTGTCCAATGTCACCCACGCAGATGTTCCGACCAAAATTTATCGGTTGTTGTGATACGCTCACCAAGGGTCGATCTCCAATAACGGTCAACAGGCTGGCCTTTATCTTCTCCTCGAATTCAGGGCGCTCTCGGTTCGAGGTAACGTAAAGAACTCCAACAATCACTGCTTAACCCACAAGAAACTTCGATTAGTCTTAAGACTGTCCGCTTCCGGTTCTTCCTCGTCGGTATTGGTCAGAAACCACGGGTAAATGTCGTAACAGCGCGTATAGCCCTCAACGACATACTTAACGTGCATCAGGGCATTACCTTTGTTTAAGTGGGCAAAGTCGTGACCTGCAACAATGCCACCTGCTTTAACTTTTTTACCCCACTCACAGATGTCATTTGTAACTGACTGAAAACAGTGATCGGCATCGATATAAACAGCATCCAGTGACTTGTCGTTAAAATCCCTCACCGCATCCAGTGAAAGCTGCCGGATGATTTTCACGTTCGGAAACGGTGCGAGACGTTCCTTGCTGATCTCGTAAAACCTCTGGAGCTTGTCTCGGTTTACGTGGTCACGATAGCCTTTGATCGGGTGCCAAGCGTCGATAGCGTAGATGGTTGCTTGCGGGTTGAATTTGGCAAGGGCTTTTGTGTACAGTCCTTTCTCGACACCAATCTCCACGATGTGCTTGAATCCTAAGTCAGCAAACAACTTGGCTAGCCCATGACGGCTGATTGGCAGCGCGATAGGGCACCGAGCGTTCAGGTCTACGCCGAACTTGTCAGCGATGAATTGGAGGGTGCGGTTCATTTGACCACAATGTAATCCTCACCCGCTAAATCCCCATCAGAGACATTCCACGCATGGAAACTTGCCCCACGAAAGATTTGCAGCATTCCGGCGTTGAGCAATGCATAGCACTCCGGCTCGCCCTTCTCCGCCCACTCCAACTTAGCGATCTTCTTCCCCGCGATCACCTCCCGCATCGCGTCAGGAAAGTCCATTGTCACCGGCTTTGTCGGACGCGGTGAGAAACTTTTCACCACTGCTTCTGTGTCGATTACTTCGTCTAACGCCATCGATTTTGCTCCTTTGCTGTTTTGCTGCCTAGCCAAATAAGTACTGCCATTGCCACCACTACAAGGGAAATCCAGAAGATAATCATCATGCCCCCTTTTCCAACCAACTCATCGGCGGTTCCTTGCCGTAGGTTTCTGCTTTCCATTCGGCAAAGTCTGCATAGACTTTACCCCAGTTGCACCCACCGTTTTTCTCCGGCCATTCGGGTACAGGCCAGAACTCGTTGATTAACTTCTCGGCCAGCGGTCGATTCGAGAGAAGCTGAATGATTGCGTGGTCGTGACCCTTCTTATTCTGCCGTTGCCAGTTCTCCCATTCTTTCGTGTTGAACTTATACCCCGTACCCCACGCTTTGCCCTTATGAACATGGCCGTAATAGGTGTTCTTATTGACCATCAACTGCCCGCCGTTAGAACAAGCCCGATAACCAACTTCCTGCATCTCGCTCGCAAACGTGCCGAAAGATTCGTCATCCAGCGGAAAGATGGCCTTCTCCATGAAGTCTCGGTGGCCGAAGTAGCACGACCCCTGTGATGACATTTCACGATCCACTAAAATATCCTGACGCTTCTTGCGCCGTTCATGCCAGATGTTCCCATGCAGCCCACAGGCGATATCGTTCTTGCGGAGAAACGGGTAGGAAAGGTAGTGATAATCAACCACCTTATCGGTTCGCAGTTCCCATTTCGGTTCTTCAGGTGTGCCGACCTCAATGGAATACCGCCGTGGAATCATCACCCAATTCGGCGCACAATCGGCCTTGAGAATCGCATCATACCCTTCGCCCAACTGACAGTGACCGTCAAGTTTCATTAGGTATTCACCCTGAGCAATGCGCGCAGCCATGTTGATTCCCGCTCTCATGCCGACGTTTCTGCCGGGATGAAACTGGATGAGCTTTGCGTTTTCAGGCGGTAACTCGTCCGGCCAAATTCCGTCGTGGCACACGACCGCTTCGACATCACCAGCCGCTTTACCGAACACATCGGCTAGGGTCTGGTTCAGCCAGCGTTCCTTGCGGCTGGGGATGAGTACTGATACACGACCTTTGATCATCTCGTCTTCTTCCGCCTGTTCCAGTTGGGATTATGACAGTTAGGGCAACGCTTGGGTTCTCTGACCTTTGCCACCCACCGATACCCGCAGCGTTCGCATTGGCATCTAAAGGTTTGAATGGTGACGGGTTTTTTACTCACTGAGTAGCAATATATACGCTTGCTGCGTAGATGCTGTCAAGAGAGTTTCACCCAGGAGAAGAACTAGGCGAAGGGCTGCATGAACTTGACGGGCTTATAGAGGACGAACCTGAATCCTGATGTACGTGTGAAGGACTGACTGAACTGCTTGGGCTTACGCTGGGACTGTTTGAACTGGATGGACTGATTGACGAAGAAGGCGACCACGGCCCGTTTGACGGGGACGGTGAGTTACTAAGGCTGTTACTTGGACTGACGCTGCCGCTTTCAGAGGGCGACGGACTTGGAGATGGAGAAACGGAAACACTGGCGGAAGGTGAGACCGACACCGACGGGGAAACTGGTGCTGCTGACGGGCTGGCGGATACGGATGGGCTTTCACTGGCGCTGGGTGACTCTGAGACGGAACTGGAAGGGCTGAGCGAGCGAGACATGCTACTCGATGGGCTTACAGAAGCCGAGGGACTCGGACTTTCCGATGCGCTTGCGCTGGGAGATAGGCTTTGAGATGACGAAGCACTGGCTGATAGGGACACCGAGGCTGATGGTGATGCGCTCCCGCTACTGGACGTGCTTGGTGATAACGAAGCGCTGATACTTGCGCTCGCTGAACTGGATGGTGACGCGGATACTGAGCTTGACGGGCTGGGTGACGCACTCACCGAGGCCGAGGGTGACGCGCTCGTGCTCACCGAGCCGGATGGAGATAGCGACGCTGATATTGAACCCGAAGGGCTTTGTGATGCGCTAATAGATGCTGAAGGTGAAGTGCTCGTGCTGGCCGACCCTGACGGAGAGAGTGACCCGCTGGCGCTCCCCGACGGCGAAATGCTTGCTGATACTGAAGCACTGGGTGAACGGCTGGCTGACGGACTGCGAGACGCCGAAACAGATGCAGACGGCGATCTACTGGCTGAAGGGCTGCGTGAAGCTGACGGCGACCGCGATGCCGACGGGCTGGGGCTGCGGCTGATACTGGCTGAGGGGGATACGGCCATTACAATTGGTCAAAGTCAATTTCAGAAGTGTGTAGATCGAACTCTGTTGTAGAAGTCTTTCCTGAGAACACCACTTGGCTTGTTGTGAGCGTGAATTCAAAGGTCACGCACAATGGCGGCGGCAAGGTTGGCGAGATACTGCGGCTGGCTGACGCGGACGGAGAGATGGATGTACTTGGTGAGAGCGACGCCGACAGTGACCCCGAAGGGCTGGCAGACGCTGAAGCAGAAGCACTGGGGCTGAGTGAGGGACTAATGGAGGCAGAGGGGCTTAAAGATGCCGAAGGGGAACGAGACGCACTGGCACTTGGCGATGGCGAGATTGACGCCGAAGCGCTGATTGATGCTGACGGGCTGACCGATGGGGAAGGACTGACCGACCCGCTGGCTGATGGGCTGATGGATGCTGAAGGGCTAAGAGATGCGCTCCGTGAGGCACTGGGTGAGCGCGATGCGGAGACACTTGCACTGGGACTTAGAGAAGCTGACGGCGAACGAGACGGCGAAGCGCTGGCACTTGGGCTGAGCGAGGCTGAAGGTGACAAACTCGCACTGGGAGACAGGCTGGCACTAAGCGATGCACTGGGACTCAACGACCGCGACGGAGACAGCGATGCTGACGCGGAAGCGGATGGACTCTGGCTACCGCTCGGTGAGAATGCCGTGATTTCAATCGCGAATAGAGAGTTGACAATCAGCGGGATGAACTTCTGGATGAAGAACGGATCAACATTCTGACCATAGACGAACACAGGCGGCGCAGCCGGAGGGCTGGGACTGGCGCTGGCGCTGGGTGACTGACTGGCACTGGGGCTAAGCGAAGCGGATGGCGATGGCTGCTCAGCAACGAACAGCGAATTAACAATCAGCGGAATGAAGTGCTGAATGAAAAACGGATCGACGTTTTGGCCGTAGACGAAGATGGCCGGAGTCAGACCGGAACTAGGACTGGCGCTGGACGATGGTGACGCGCTGGCACTCGGAGAAAGTGACGGCGACGAACTGGCGCTGGACGAAGCACTGGGAGATACGCTCGCGCTAACACTGGCCGATGGTGACGGCGATGCGCTTGGTGACAGAGACGCAGATGGCGACAAAGACGGCGATGCGCTGCTGCTGGGACTGAGACTCGCCGACGGGGACACTGAGGCTGATGCACTCGCGGACGGTGAAAGGGACGCCGAAGGTGACAATGACGCGCTAGGGGATAGGCTCGCAGATTGTGAAGCACTCGGACTTAGACTCGCCGAAGGCGATAACGACGCGGAGACACTGGCAGAGGGCGAGAGCGACGCTGAAGGCGACAGCGACGGACTGGGCGACACGCTGGCCGACACGGAAGCGCTGGGGCTTAAAGACGCGGACGGAGAAATCGAAGGCGACTCACTCGCAGAAGGACTCAGCGACGCGGATGGTGAGAGACTTGGTGAGGCTGAAGCTGATGGGCTAATGCTCGCACTGGGGGAGACTGAAGCTGACACACTCGCGCTCGGACTCAAAGACGCCGAGGGGCTGAGACTGGCGCTGGGACTAATTGAAGCCGAAATACTTGCTGATGGACTGACTGAAGCACTTGGCGACAACCCCGGAATTCCCAGCAAGGGCTGTGTCTCATAGAACAGAAAGTGTTCAATGAAGAATGGATCGACATTCTGCCCTTCGATAAATATCGGTGGCGTTGCCGACACGCTGGGACTTGCGCTGGAACTTGGACTGATACTTGCTGACGGACTTAACGACGCCGAACTGCTTGCCGAAGGGCTGAGGCTGGCGGATGGGGACAAGCTCGCAGAGGGGCTGACCGATGCCGAGATACTGGCACTGGGACTACGACTCGCAGACGGTGACAGGCTGGCTGATGGACTCAGAGAAGGTGACGAACTGGCAGAGGGGCTTAAACTCGCTGATGGACTGAGTGAGGGTGAAACACTGGCGCTGGGGCTGAGACTTGCCGAGGGGGACAAGGATGCACTTGGACTCAGCGATGCACTTGGACTGAGCGAAGCTGAAGGGGAAATCGTATTAAACGTCAGCGTGTCGGTGAGGTTCAGGTTGGGATTATTAGCGGTCGTAACGCCATCTGAAATAGCCAAATCCGAACCTGAATCCGATCCGTGACTAACCGATCCATTGTGGTTGCTCGTGCCGCCGGGGTCGCCGTTCAATCCAACCTCAATAACAATTCGATCCCCCGCAACGGTGGTGTAGTTACCCGCCACACTCGCAACCGTGGCGCTGCGGGTGGTTAAGGTAGCGGAGGTCTGCTCAGTGCCATCCTGACGCTTGGCAATGAGGGTTTTCTGAAGTGTTGAGCCGTTGAAAATGTAGACTGCCCAAGTGAAAAAGAGGTTGTTAGTGGCGGCAGTCTCCGCCTCGCGCATTACAATCGAAATGTTTTGCCCGCCGGTAATCGTCTGGCCTGCATCCAGCGGGTGTGAAATAAACTGGCAGAGAATAATGTCGGCCTGAGTGGAGATGGCTGACGTGCAACTGCGCGTCGTCATCGTGGAACTCAGCTTGGTTGTGCCAGCCGCGAAGCGGGCAAACTGCGTCGTGTCCGTCCAACCGGCGTTAGGCGTCGGCGTGATGGGCGAGAACGCGGTCGATTCTAAGTAAAGTTTAGTTGCCAATTTATGAAAAAACCGAGCCGAGTTCGTATGTCCCGGCTCGGCTAACCATCTCTATCTCAGTACGCTACGGCGTCAGCAAATTATCGAAGTCGAATCGCTTGCTCCTGCCCCTGCCACGCTGCATTGATATGTGGCCGTCGGGTCTTTAGGACGCAACTGAAAACTCACACTGGCCTTCCCCGCCCCGTCCGTGGATGCCATCTGAGACGACTTGCTGCGATCTGGACGGGTCAGCGTAAAGGTTAGACTGGCAACCTTCGGTGGTGTTAGGGTTGCGATAAGCGTTATCGACCTTCCATGCGGTTTGCGTTGCATTTCTAGCCACACAAAGCAATCAACTTCAAACTACTGCCTGCCGACGGTGACGCGGACGCTGAAGGACTAAGCGACGCCGATGGGCTAGGGGACGCGGACGGGTTGACCGGATCAACCTGCGCGATGAACAAGTCCCTGCGCCCACCACCGGGAACTCCGTTCCAGTTGGAAGTCCACGCGATAAACTTACCATCACGGCTCATGTTCGCACGCGGCGTGTCCCAGTACATCTCCGCGTAAACCTGCCCACCGGATGTGTAAGCCCCGTTGCCAGTGCTGCCGTCTAAACTAAAGTGTGTCGCATCAATGACCGTCGCTGTCCACGTGCCATTCGCTGCTGTGTTCCCGCCAATGCCGGAAATCTGCGGGCGCATCCCTGTCAGCATCCGATGCGGGCCGGAGGTAGCAATAACTATAGGCGTTGCGTTGGTCGCACCCGTCACAGTTACCGGACAGGTGGGACAAAGGAACACGTTGGCTTGATAGTTGGAATTACCGTGAACCAGCCGCCTGAGGGAACCGTTTGTGTTGTTTGTCTGGAAAAGCTCCTGATAATACTTCGGCGGTGCGGCGGACACGCCAGTATCGCCGTAGGTGCCGACCAGCACCCACTCATCGTTATCAGCACGCATTGAGAGGTGAAAATTAAACCAGTAGGGGGCGTAGGTGAATGGGTGGCTCACCGTGTGTGGCGTACCCATGTTACGGAAACTAAACCCACCATTCCATTGATCCGCTCCCACAATCACGCTCTGACCGGCATCGTTGTGCCCTATGCCAAAATCCGGCAGTCCGGTGTTCACGTCTGAGATAAGAGTCTCAAAGGTTCCAGCGTCCACGGAGTAGATGTACTGGGTGTAATAACCAAGAGAGTCGGTAACAAACAACACATACTGGCCGGACTTGTCCATCGTGATGCCGTTGACATCGGTGTTGCGCACGTCGAGTTTCAGAGTGTCGGTGGACAGTTCATACACCGCAAAGCCCTGATTACCTGACCCGTTCCATGTGTTGAACCCAAAACGATTGTCATTGCTGCTCACATAAAGCTGATTGAAAAACCACCCCGCTCCGAAGTAGCTCTGCAAGTCCTTGACGAGCGTGTAGGTGTCGGTTAAGGGGCTGTAGTAGTAGATTTTGGCATCAACCAGAATGAACAATTTATTGGGATCGGTAAAACTCCAGAAGGCTGACTCGTAGTGGGCATAGTTGGTAAACGGTGCATTCGGGATTGAGTGAAGCGCTCCAGAGCGGCGGAAGGTCGTTGGGTTGAATTCACCTAATGCCCAACCACCCCCTGATTGCAAATAGACCCGCGTGTTGTCGCAGTTGAATGTCGGCCATACTGAGTAAGCCGTGCCGAAATAATCCCCGTCCGACTCGTCCGTAAACCGCATTACCTGTGTACCGAACATTTCGTCGTAGAACTTCCCGCCAGCCAACGGTAGAGGCACAGGGAAGTTGGCAAATACCCGCGCTGCCGGACTGGAACTGAACGCGCCAGTGCCGACACTGTTGTCGAGACTAAACGTGGTGGTGCTCAGCACCGTAACGCGCCACAGCCCATTGGCCGCATCGTTACCCAGAACCTTTGATATGCGAATCAGATCGCCTGTGGAGAGGCCGTGCGTCGTGCTGGTGGTGATGACAATCGGGGTCGCGTTCGTTGCATCGGTGATGGTCTTCTCAACGTCTACGTAGTTCGCGGTGTCGGTCTTGTAGTTGGGAACCGTACCCGCATAGGGCGTGGTGGCGTCGTCTTCATTTGAGTAGGCCGAATTGCCGGAACCGTTATAAGCGCGCACGCGGTAGATATACGGACGGTTGGCTGTCTTGGAAGACGTGTCAACGTAGCCGGTAACGTTTGCACCTACCGTGTCGATTTCCGAATACGATCCACTGACACCCAGCTTGCGCTCAATCCTGAACCCTGTTTCATCGGACGAGTTATCCGTCCATGCCAAAACAATATCGTTTGCGCCGCCGTTGGTGCAGACCAGATTTGTTGGTGGGTTTGGGGATGGCATGATTTATGGTGTGTTCTCAAATGTTGGTGAATTATGCAACGTAAGCGTCAAACTGTTTCCTGACGAGTCGGTGCCGTCGTCAGCGTCAAACTTCCACAGGGCGAGATAGGTGCCTGCCGGGGGTTCAGCACCGGGGAAATTGCCCGACCCTAACGCATCAACACCCGACTGAATACCCACCCAGTCAAAGTGCGCGTCCCCGTTGAATGCGTTAAAGACGCTCGCGCCGCACGAGAAGCTGTCAATGTTGTAGTTACTCGCGTCGGTCATCGCCACCGTGCCGGAAACGTAACCTGTTCCATCCGATTTCCATGATTCGTATGTCCACCGGGTGTTCGCCGGATCGAACTGCACCTTAACGACCATGTTGGTCAGGTCGGTGGGGGTATGGAAAATCTGGGCAGACTCGCGCGTCTCCACAAAGTCCAACCGTCCGCTATTCTCAGAGAGCTTGAATCCGTCACCAGCACTCTCCTGTCCCAGTTGGAAAATGCGCGCACCTGAAGTTGTCAGGCTGCGCATCCGAAAGATGGTTTTGAATGCACCCATCGAACTCCACGGCGAGCCGGAGAGCGAGCGGTAAGCATTCTGGTTTGTGCCGTTGAACACAATGCCGCGCAACGCCCCGCCTGACGGTGACACACTGGCTGAAGGTGAGCGGCTGGCTGAAGGTGAAAGAGACGCGCTGGCGCTGGCTGAAGGGCTGAGACTCGCTGAGGGTGAAAGCGAAGGCGAGCCGGGGCTGGGGACGACAAAACCTTCTCCCGTTTGCGATACTCCCGCTCTGATACGTTGAAACATTTACAAGCCTACTCGTTTTCCACGTTCATAATCGGCAATCTTCTTCTCAAAGGGCGTACAGACATCACACTCCGGCTTGCCGCAAGTGCGCGCCATGCACAACGTGCAGAACCCGCGCGTTTGTCCTGAGCCTTTAACTGAAATGAAGTGGCAGTTGCAGTGGCAACACTGCACCGTAGAAGCTATGTCCTGCCCGTCAACGATGATCACACCAGCGGGTTTGCGTTCATAGGCAGGCTCGGATGGTAGTAGTAGCCCATTGTATTCCGGCATTACCTACCTCCAAGTAGTTATTCTTCGTAAAGAATCGTGGCTAAAATCGTAAACGCATTTGCTGCTGTGATCGACCTGACTGCCAGCCCATTCGATGCGGTGGCGGGAATGATAAATTCCGATCCCGGCACACACGCAAAGCGAAACGTACTGCGCAGGTTGATCGCCAGATCGAGCAGGACGGCACTGGCTGTGTAAGTAGGTTCAGCGGAATGCGCCTTGCCCGCCGTACACTCAGCCGCGCCATCGGCGGAGTCCAGAGCTTGCGGCGTCACGCCGGTAGACGTACCCGCATCCGTAATGCGTTGCAGGTTAAGCTCCCACGGGTAATCGTTCGGGGACGCCACGGAACTGAACACGAAATCGTAAAGGTGAGCACGTACCGTTGGTGACGACGACTTGGCGTTGATGCCAAGCATGGTCGTGTTGGCGGTATTGGTGTCACCCCCTGTAACAGCGTACTTTCTACCCATTTCATTTCTCCTTAGTGGGTGTCATTGTATTGCATCAGCCCTTGCCAGCTGGTCACCGTATCAGGCACGACCCAATACGCGCCTTTAGAGTGGTTTAAGTATCGCACAAAACTGAAGGTTGAATCTCTCAAAATAAACACTGCCCTGACAGCCGTGTCCGATCCGGTAGTAGTGCAGGGAATGTTGAACTGAGGCACAGTGATAATATGGGTGAACTTATTTACTGCGCACGTTAGTCGCTTGTAGAACGGAGAACGCTTGGCTCCGCCACCGCCCGGAATATAGTTGCTGTCCACGTCTCTGAATGGTTTGGTGAAGTAAATGTCCACGTAGGCTTTCTCACCTGCTCGCTGGTAGTACGGAATTCTAAAGCTCGAAATTGACACGCCCTGATCGCCCGGATCGGGGGAAGGCGATGCTGAGGCCGATGGCGAACGGCTCGCTGAGGGTGACATTGATGGCGAACTGGATGCACTGGGACTGGCAGTGGCGGACGCCGACTCGCTGGGGCTTAGCGATGAACTCACACTCGCGCTGGGCGATACCGAGCCGGAAATCGAGAGGCTAACCGAACTGCTTGGTGAAACGGACAGCGAAACTGAAGCTGAAGGTGACTGGCTATCTGACGGCGAAATACTGGCACTGACCGATCCGCTGGGCGATAGAGACAGTGACACACTTGCTGAGGGCGACAGTGAGCCTGACGGACTAACACTGGCACTCACGCTGGACGACGGCGACAGCGACGGAGACGATGACGCACTCGGTGACAATGAAGCGCTTGGGGACAACGAAGTAGACGGCGACATGCTCGCGCTGGGACTCACCGAGGCTGAGACACTGGCTGACGGGCTTAAGGACGCGCTGGGACTGAGCGACGGGCTGGTTGATAGACTAATCGAAGCTGACGGGGACAGTGACGCACTGGGCGATAAACTCGCGCTTGGGCTTACCGACAAACTTGCCGATGCGGACGGGCTAAGCGATGCCGATGAACTGATCGAAGCGCTGGGCGACACTGATGCACTTGCCGAGGCGCTGGGCGATACGCTGCCTGATGGCGAGAGCGATGGTGAAGCCGAAGCCGAGGGGCTGCGTGACGCGCTGGGGGACGTTGATGCCGAAGCGGACGCCGACGGGGAGGTGCTGGCCGAAGGCGAAATACTCGGACTCGGAGAAGTACTTGCACTGATACTGGCGCTGGGCGAGCGGGAAGACGATGGCGACGTGCTCGCACTTACTGAAGCCGAGGGCGAGATACTGGCCGATGGGCTTAGTGACGGCGACGCGGAAGCCGATGGACTGGTGGAAGCCGACGGACTAATTGACGCGGAAGCCGAAGCAGACGGTGAACGAGACGCTGAAGGGGAAATGGACGCACTGGGCGAGGACAGCGTGTAGGTAATGACCAGCTTCGGGTCTTGGGAGGTGCCGCTAACTTCCGCTGCGGAGAAAATACAAAAATCTTGGTCGGTTGTGGGAGCCGCACTGTTTACATCACCATCCGTGCGCCAACCAAACTTCGTAACACCATTGAGTTGAATGTAACCTGCCGCTGTAACGAGGTTGATTGGAATGTCTTTGTAAGCATTATCAACGAATCCCAGAATAGGATTCGACTGCCCGAAGACGGTTGAACCAAACAAACCGTAATCAGAAACACTGTACTGGTTCGCACCGCCTGACCATGAAACGATATCTATCGTGTCGGATGACGATCCTCCATGGCTGGTAACGTAGCCTGAGAGGTCGGCTTGAGAAAGAAACGCAGATGACCCTAAAGCAGATGTGTCAAATGTTGCAACACCTCTGGCGATGTTGTATTTCGAAGTGAGCGAATTTTCAACGTCTATAGAGGAAGTGCCATTGTTGTCTATAGCCGATCCGGTAGAACTGTCGTGAACCGTCGAGTAGGTGTTACCCTTATTGACAATATCTCCATCGCAAGTCGTCGCACCCGGATTACCCGTGTCGGGATACTTCGTCAGGGTAGAATGCGCGAAGCTCCATTCGGGAATTAACGGGTCGGCGATCTTGTCCCAACCGTGCATCACAAACCAGACTGGTTTGAATGCGTGAAAAATGCGCTTGGCGTACTTCGGATGGGTGCGGAAGTCGGCTATGAGCTTGCCGTCGTCACCCTTGCAGATATAAGCGTGAGGCAGGAGTTGGATTATCTCACGGTCGTAACCAGCGTCGTCTTTAGTGATGCAGAGAACCCAACGAAACCATCGTTTGTAGAGAGGATGGTTGAGCAGGCGCAGCAGCCGTGTTTGGTGCTTCGCGAACCAGTCATGGGAAAAACTTCGGTATTGTCCGGTTAGGGGAATGCTGGTTTCTCCTCTTATCCACCTGCACCCATAGCTGCTGCTTGAGCGCCCCTCTGAGCGCCTTCGATGAGTATCTGCCACCATGGTTTACGCATCGCGTCAGCCTGAAGCGACTGGCCCCACATGCCTGAGGTTGCGCCAAGAGCACCGAGATTACGCTGGTTTGCCAGTCCCGCTACATCACCCAACGCTCCTCGCGCTTGCGTCTGCGCATTGGAAATGTCCTGTTCGTATTGACCTGCGGAGTCGCGCGCCCATTCGTCATCTAAGTTCTGTTTCTGCGTGGCGAGCAAGTTGGGGCTGGGTGAGCCTAAAGCGAAGACACCCTGCCCGCCTGCGTTCATCATCAACCGGCGGTTCTGGTCGCGCTGCGCAGGGTCGGCAAAGTTGAAAAACAGGTTCTTCGGACGTTTGGTGTAGTCACCCGCCTTGATGTAGTCCAAAGTGCTTGTGGCATCGTTGGTTAAATACTGCTCGCCAGCGCTGGGTTGGCGCACTGCTGCAAGAGACGCTTGTTGCTGTTGCTGAACTGCGGGGTCTACTTTAGCTTTATGGGACATTGGTTAGCTCCTACGTTATGTCGCCTTCGCGGTTCTTTCGATTGTGCGAAAGCACACCGGCAACGAAGCGCTTCCCCAGCATCTTAGCAATAAACTCGTGTAGCGGGGTACGAAATTTAATCTGCCCAGCGGCGTACAGACTGTGCGGGGTAAGCGAAAACGTCCCTACGTCTGCCGGTTTGCCCGTAGAAACAACCGCCCGAACTTTTCTGGTCTTGACGTTGCCGTTGATGCCAACAAGCACTTCATCTCCGGCTTTCAACCCGTGCGCTCTCCTGCCGCGTGAGTCAAACCGTCCGGTAATTACTGGATGATCAGGCGAACAGGGAAGTTCAATGTCGAATAACCAATGCGCTCGCACGCGGAGCACGTGCAGGTCTGTGGTTTTAGTGAGGTGTTTGCGCAGTACCCGATTGGAAATCAAGTCACCGGAGAACACTGCGTCTCCAATGTTCACCGCTCGCCATGCCCACGCTTCCCACCGGCCTGTCCAGACTGTTACAGGACAATCCAACGCAATACAGCCGATATCCCCGCCGCCGGGGTCTGGGTCGATACTGCCGGTTTGCCCTGAACCGCCTTGACTGGAATGGTTCGGAGCGGCGATGGGGTTCTGCCCGCCATTCTGCGCGCGGTTTAGATCGTCAGGGTAAGGAGCGAAAGCGGAGTTGGGAACGTAGGATAGATGTGCCGCGTCCAGAAGCAGACCGTGATCGCCGCCTTCATAGATGTAAATACTCACCGTATCTGCCCCGAACGGCCATGCCGTGTCCAGCGTTGCGGTAGTAGGGCTGGTGTAGGTTATCTGCGTCGGCGTCATCTCATGGGAGTCGTTAAACACCCTGACCGTGCGGCGATCATCTAGGGCGGTGAACCCCGAAGCGGAGCTGAGGCTCGTTCCAGACACCAAACCATCCAATAGTTCCCGATCCATCGGTTTAGTCGATCCGACTCTCAATACCTGGTTGGCAGTGGTCAGCAGAGTGTCGTAGTCGTTGGGAATGGGAATATTCAGCCGCAGTGGTGTCCACGGCAAGCCATCAACCGGAATGTCGGAAGGGTTCATCGCCGTGGTTGCAACGTAGGCTTTAGGAACCGTATCGGTGGCTGATGGGTAGCCTGCAACCGACTTCAGCGTTCTGCCGTTGTCGATGTACGTGCCGCCAATCACGTCATCGGCCAGCAGGTAGTAGGTGGCCGTTGAGGGATCGAACCGATAGACCTCGTATCGCAGAATGCCGGGAATAACCCTCCATGTTAGCTGAACGTCTGAAGTGGAGAAGCTGGCTGGCGCATTCGCAATCGCAAGCTCAGTCGAGATGTATTCATACCCTCTGTCGGTAAACGCCCGCACTCGGTAGCGGCGTTCAACTGTGCCTGATGGTGTACCCCTGACCGTGCCGGAGACGGTAAAGGCCGTGCCCCGCAGCCAATCCTTTGCGGCCTCATCCCAAATCCCTGCAAAGATGTGGGTATCGTCCTGAAAGCGGATTTGCGAGCTTCGCAAGGCGACCAATGCGGCAAAGTACACACCGGCACGGTTGGGGGCGGCGATGCGGTTGTTGGGAAGCGGAGCGTCGAGGGTTTTGGTGCCCGTCAGCCGTGCTTGGCCTAATTGCCTGTCCCAGTCGCAGTACAGCCCGTTGTAAGTCGAGTGAACCCCGCCATCGTTCAGGTAAGCCTTCAGAGTATGATTCGTTGAACTCGCGCGAGCGTCCGTTGTAACGTCCAGCACTTGCCCCGTAGCTGGCGCATCGTGCGTAAACCACCACGCACATTCCTTACCCTTGTCCGCAGTTGGCGCAGGCGACGACTCATTCCACGTATTGACACTATGATTTAGTTCTCCGTTTCGAACTGAGTTTGCCGCAGAAGGCAGGGTAGTGGTGGGGATTGGCTGGAGACTGATATTGGAAGAACCAAGCGACGCGGGTTGTGTCTGCGCCAACCCAGCCTGAACGTCATTCAATTCCCGCCAGATGCGGGTAATGTTCGCTTCAGCTTGAGAAAGTCGATCCATTAGGTTGATAGAGCCGTGGGCGTCATTTGTCCTGTGCCCTGCACGTTGACATGGGAGAACCCTGCCGAGACTGCCATGGTCAACTGGTGCAGTCCAATAGCAAAACTCTGGCACTCATCCACGAACACATCCTGAAGCGGCGGGGTGTGCTGGTAGCCGGTTTGACTAACCACATAACTTCCAATCTGAGTAGCAATAACCACGAAACAGTCCTGCGCGGTGGTCAAGGTGTTCAGTGTTGCGCCGGTAATCGGATCGGAAAGCATCACCACTGTTGGGCTGCCGTAGGTGACACGGGCAATCAGGTAGTCAACTCCAACGCCGATACCTGCGCCAAAGATCAGCACCATGTCGCCGGTAATAGACGCCGCCCACTTAGCATCAATAGACTCCAGCGTATGATGCCCACCGGTTACTCGGCCATCCACGACATATTTAATCTTCAGGTTGCGATGAACGGAGTAGAGCAGCGGGGAACTACGATCCGCTTCAAACCCTGCGCTTAGTTCCATGACCGTTATCGGCCTGAGACTTTTCTGCCATTGGGTGAAGACGGATATCGGCATTGAGGTTGCCCCTTCATGCCACGCATAAGCGATATGTGTTCCGTTGGGATCGATTATGGAGACAACCAACTGTCCTGCGGTGCTGGTGCATGACAACGCCGTACCGGAAACTCCCCCGTCGGTGAAGTTGCAGATGGCCGACCACTCTTCTGTTTGCAGAGAGAAAGACAACCCCTGACCATTGTTCATGTAGACCACGGACAGCGTATCGGGGTGCCAACCGACTATTGTTTCCTCTACCGACCAATCTTTCATCAACGCGCGCACGTCGGCGGCAAAAGTGTAATCCCACGAGCCGTCTCGTCTCATGCGTACCGGCCCACCCTGCGCGGGAAAGACGTAGAGAAGCCCATGTACCTGACACCAGTTGTGCGGTTTGGCGATGCCAATATCGGGTGACACCATCGTCACGGCCACTGCTGGCCCGTCTTGCACACCAACGTACTGAAGCGCGGTAATGCAATCACGATGACCGACATAAGCAAACTGGTCAGTGGGGCGTGCCATCACGTCCACGATCTGCTCAGGGAAGTACACCAAGTGTCGAGGCTTGTAGGATTCGTAGTAATTGGGTAGCGACACCGCACCGACCGTACCGGGGTTGGTGCTGCTCACTGGAGAGGTTGAGTCGGCATACGCACCCAGCACCACCATGACATTTTCCAATCGCACCGCATGGGTTCCGGCGGGTGGTACGTAGTCGTCAATGTAAGCAACCTCAGGGATTAGGTCGCCATCTTTGAAGTCGAACTCCAGTGAGCGAGGGATGCCGTCTACTGAACTTGCGGCCACGAGGGATTCAGGAATGTCCAATGCGCCATTGAACGGTGCGCGGTAATGAAGCCCAACCCCGCCAAAGCCTGACTGGGTAAAGAACACCGCCCAGTAGTCCTGCCCGGTGGAGGGTAGCGGGAAAGTCACCCTGACCGTTTGGTTCTGCGGATCGGCCACCGCCGAGGTAGGAGATGAGACCGAGCGCGCACCCGTGGACAGACGTAACCGAGCAATCTTTGTGCTGACCGGGCCTTTGATGTTTCCGGTTAGTCCCGTGCCAATAGACGCAGGAATACCAATATCCGGCGCAGACGGTTGCGGTAGCCCCGCAACGTAAGTAGTAGCTGCGCTATAAGCTCCGTTAACCGAGAGCGAAACCTTGAGAGAAGTTGAAGCGGTAATACCAACAAGGTCAGCACCTTCAATCGAAACTTGCCCCGCACCAATAAACCACAGCGATCTACCAATGTCTTGAAACAGGCTTCCCTTGGCTTGCAGGCTTCCAATGTCCTTTAGCCCGCCCCAAGTCCCACCCACATTGCGCATCAGGCGGGAACCGGTGTTTGCTCCAAATGACGACAGCCCTTTCCAGACCTGAAACCCTCCCGGCAATCGCAGGAGATTACGCGAACCATCAGCCAGTCCTTTACCTCCAGCCAGCGGATTAAAAGGGACTTGCAGGCCGGAAGTGAATTCGTGCTCAAGTAGGGAGGTGCGCCTCAAGATAGTTGTTTTGTCGTGTGTCCGATTGCTCTCAGTCTCTCTGCCGCATCCGCTGGGGAAAGGTCACCTACTAAACTCTGCGCCTTTGCCCGGTGCTCTCTCTGTTTGCTTAGTTCAGCGGTAATTGGGCGTGCGTTGAGATATCCGCACTGGCACTTAATCAACGTCACCGTCCTACCGTGTTTCAGAGAGAACACATCGGCTTTGACGAAGGTACGTCCCGGCGGACAGCCACAGGACTCTTCATCGTCACGGTTGATTGCTTCCAGAATCCCTCGGTACTCAGCCCGATACTCTTCGCGCGGATCGATTTCATAGGCACGTTCGTAATTACCTGTGATTGCCAACTGCTCGGCCAGTTGCGATGCGATGGTGAATTGCGCGGCTTTCAGTTCATGGGTTGCCTCACCTCTCGCTATCTGCTCCGAGATGATGTCGAGGTCGTTCTGTAACTCCTCGGAAATCTTGAACGCCCGCGCTCTGGTCTGCTCCTGAGGCGACATGCGCGCAAATGGACTATTCGCCCGCTGTATCAAGTCAGCGCGCATCTGCTCGGCTTGTTCCAGGACCTGCGGATTACTTATTTTTAGGCTGTCTGGTAATTCGTCCACTTAATCTCTCCGCTACTAAATCGACCACCCTGCCTTCCAAGGTGGCAGGTACTTCCGCCAGTGTCGGCACACGGGGTACTTTGAACGACACCGAACCGCTCAACGGCTCGACATTGTTTGACGGACTCTTGGTTTTTAGCAGGTTCCCCTCACGCCACGCTTTGAGTACCAGTCCATCCAGCATTCCTGAGAGTAGCGCCTGCTGGCGGTTCTCGATGATTCTGAATGGTTGGGTTGGATAAGCATCACTCACCGGAGGGAACACCTCGCCATACTGGAGGCAATCGATCAAAATGCCGTTGTTGGTTACGAGGCTCGATAAGTCTGCCGCGCCGGTGCCATCCAGCACGGCTGTAACCGACGCCGGACTGGTGAGAAAGAAGTGTCGCTGGCTGGGGTCGCGAGCACATTCGCGAGCTAGTTGCTCAAGCGCAGGAAAAGTTTCCTGCCCGATTACGAAGGCCAGATCGTCCTCTGCGATCCCCTCAGGTTGCAGCCGGTTCTTTACTCGTTGTTCGAGGTCGTTCAGCAACATATTAGTTTCCGCCCACCCGCTCGGCTGCTAAGTCATCGTCCATCTTTAGAAAGCTCATTCCACCTAGCTGCTTCACCAACCCCGCTACCTGATCGATCAACTGGTCATCAAGCTCTGCGGGCATTGGCAAACTCGTCGTGTCCAGCGTGGGGATGTACGAACCGCGCAAGACAACTGCTGTAGCGTAAGAATTCAACGCACCTGATGTTGGGTGCTTGAATGTCAGTTTTGTTCCAGTGAGGTTGAACCACACGCATGACGTATCCGCAGGGCTGGTGGCTCGCAGGGCGTCCAACGAAGCAACCTGCTTGAACACCGTGCTTAACTCGGCTTGGGTTGTGATGCCTCCTGGTAACTTAAACGTATCAATCAGGATATTTCTGTACGTTGCGGTTGAAAGGTCGATTACTCCCGCCGCTGGCGTGGCATTCAGCGAGGTAATCAGGAGATGGCGATCCAGTGAGTCTTTAACCGCGCGCCCTAATCGTTCCAACCCACCTGCAATGCACAGCGCAATATTGTGCTCTGCGCGTGGCACCAGTGCCAGTGGCACGTCGAATCGGGCGCGGACGCGAGCCAGAACATCGTCAGTCGTTAGGGACGAAACGGACATTGTTTATGTCACTCTGCTTTCCTTCAATGTCTTGCGCGGCAGTGTCGGTGCGGGATTGCGCCATCCGCACCACTTCATCGATCAAGTCTTCATTCAGGGCATCGGGCAACTCTGAGAGTTTAGGACTGTAACTAGCTTCCAGTAATCCAAACACCGAGGCTGTCCCCAGATTCCCAGTAGCGATGTCCTTGACCAGTATTTTCCGTCCTCTTAGTGCCGCCCAGTAAATATCGGTTGGTAACTTTGCCCTCAGGTCGTCAAACCGCGCCACCCACTTTGCTTCTTTGCCGTTCAGTATCAGCGTGCTGGTCTTGTCCAGCATGTCGAGTAGTAACGACGTGTCGGTGAGTGTAACTACTCCAGCAGTACAGGTAATCGCTTGCTCTTTGCGCAATTCAACAAAGTTGTCACTGCGGGCTACCTTGTGCGCGAGACTGGACAGGGCTTGGCCGACAAGCGGTTGGAGTGCGTAGACAGCCTCAGGTGGAGCGCCAAGTCTCCGTCGGGCTATTACCGCAACCTGTTCATCGTTATCGAACATTGGTTTCAAACCTCGCCACGTCGGGCAGTACCGCTGGTTCACCTTTAATCATCGCAAGGTAAGCCTGAAAGTATCGCCCTGAGGCTTCAAACACTTCAGGGGTTACTGAGCCATCCTTTGCCAGCGATGCCACCGTGCCGTACACCAAAGCCGACTCATCGACATCGGGTGATTGACACTCCTGCCGCTTCTCAAAGTTTGGGTAGTGCGCACGGGCTGCTTCGGCATTGTGGAATATTCGCCCATCCTCCACAGCCACCCAATCGTTCACGTTGGGGTAAAGCGCAGGGTTGCGCCGCATTTCGATCACGTCTGCACGCGAGGCTGCGTAGCGCGCAGGTGCCCATGCGCTGCCATTCTTCACATCGATATCACCCAAGACGCCGACAAACGCTGGAATGCGATCTCCGCTCGCCAGTGACCCTGTGACTTGCATCCAGTTTGAGCGGTAAGGGTCGCCCGTGGTGGACATGCGCGCCTGACATAGCAAGGCGTCCACCTCGCGGATCGTGTCGGTAATTTCGTCGTTCGACTGGTAGCGAGAGTTTGAGCCGCTGGCCGTGCCTGAATAAGAGTCAAGGCGGTTGATAAAAAGAATCGCGCCCACGCGCTGTTTGACAATGTTCTCGTCTACTGTGCCCATTAGTCGTAAACACGAATTTCAATCGGGTCGCCGATAAGCAGCGCATTGGCGGCTGCGGTGTTTTCTGAAGTTGTCAGAGTGATTGTGTCGGCATCTGTTCGCACGCATCGCCCAGTGCGATCTGCCGCCGCAGAAGCTAAGCCGCCTACAAAGCACAGCACCTTATCCGCTGGGAACGCACCGGCGAGGGTGCCGACGTAGACCCCCACGGTGCTGTACGTCCACGCAATGTCACCCAGGGTATTTTCCAGCACCGTCGCTACGGGCGCATCAGTACCCGACTGGGTAAGCAAGGCGATGTACCGCTTGCACGACGGACGCCCAAACGGGACTCTTTGAGAAGTGTTTTCGTTCATATTCCAATCCCTTTCGCCACCAGAGAACGCCTGCGCCGCCCACGAATCCCACTCCGTTCACCAAACGCCCATTGGCGGTAACGTCTGTGCCATTCGGCGGCTTTGATAGCCAGATAGTCCTGCCGATCCGTCCATGCGTTGATTAGAATTACATTCGGGTTGGGTTCCTGCGCGGCCTTGATTTTCATGGTGGGGATTAGTTCAAGCTCAGCCAGCGCCGACACCAGCGGAAAGAACGCCGAACTAATTCCTGTGCCCTGACTATCCAGCAGGATGTCGCTGAAGGTCTCAGCGTTGAACAGGGACGGTTCGTACCGCAACCGATGGGTGCGAAATGCAAGGTCGGTAGGCAGGTAACTGAACCGTACCTTGAGTACGCCGTCTTCTGAAAAGAACGCACAGCGAAAGTCGCCTCTCATGCGCGCGTCCTCAAGGACAGACAGGTTACAGGTGGGCACGAACCGCCAGTAGTCCTGATCCACCTTTCTCTCCACCCATAAAGGCAGGCAGGCATCCAGAGCGAGAAGTTGTTCCTCCCGCGCAGATGCCTCCCACTCGTAGTTAAGGATTTCGAGGTTTTGTCGTGAGAAAGACGCGGACTGTTTGAGCAGGGCTATCGAATGAACGACAGCCCTGGCCGCGTCTTCCACGGTGCAATACTTAACGTCGGGATTCCCCAGACCGTTAAGCGTGTCTGTAACCAGTTGCGCCAGCGACGAACAGTCCACTTAGCCCTCCTTATGGCGATGGAGAAGCTGAAGCTGAAGGACTGATCGAGCCGGATGGCGAAAGGGTCGAACTCGCACTGGCCGACGGCGAAATCGAGGTTGAAGCCGAAGGTGACAGTGACGGCGACGGCGAACGTGAAACTGACGCCGAGGGGGACAAAGAACCGCTCGGAGAGATTGACGTTGACGCCGAAGGCGACAGACTTCCCGAAGGACTAATCGAGGTTGAAGCCGACGGGGAAATCGATCCCGACGGACTCAACGACGGAGAAGCACTTGCGCTGGTCTGCGAAGTGTACGTTGCCTCACCATTCGGGCCGTAGGTCACTGAATAATGCTTGCCGTCAGTGTCCACGAATGTCTGTTGGAGGTTGCCGAGATTGACCCTGAGAAAGTTCCGGTCAATCGCAGCCATCTGCTCCGCTACGACATCGTTTACCGAATGATGCAGCCCGGTTGCTACCGCATCCACAAAGTCCACCGGATGACCGGCTTTGAGTTTAATCCGAATGCCGCCCAAACTGGTTTTCAGAGTAACGATTTGGTCTTCAACGAGTTGTACGATAAGTGACATCGCTTAGACCTCCTCTCGTCTTCCGCCCAGTCCGTAACGGACAGTCTTTCCGTCCTCCTTGTGAGTGAGACGGTCTTTGTTCAGGCCGAAAGCTACCGGATCGGCAGCGAGAATTTCCGCCAGTGCATCCATTGATTGAACCGACTCACATTCGATAGTCGTGTTCGCTGGCAGCACAAACGTCTCGTTGCCTCTCCAGAAGCGCGTACCTTTTGCGAATTTGAATAACATTGAACGATACTCCTCTCTTTTCAGATCGTTCGCCGGAGAGTTAGTCAGCAGTCTCCACGTCTGCTTTCTTCGCGGGTTTCTTCCGATCTTTCAGAAGCTCCGCTAAAACTTCATCCTGTTTTTCCTGCTTTTCAACCACGCGCGCCAGCAACTCCGTGAGCGTGTCGTTGCCCTTGGCGTTCTGCATGGCATTGGCAAGGGTCTTGAAGCCTTCCACTTGTTTCTCGGCGACTTGCTGGCCGTAGACCGCAGCGGTAGCTGCTTCCGACTCCTCCGCAGCGTGTAAATGCCTGCGAACAAAGTGGCCGGACTCGTCAATTCTGGAAATCCCCGGCTCACCACGCTCGCGACCCTTCACCTCGGATTTTAATTCGTCCCATCGCACGCGACAGACTTCCAGACGAGCCTCGTAGGTTTCGATTAGTTCAAGCCGCAGTTGCTCGGCAATGTCAGGGCGCGGCAGGCGGGACATCTGCTTCCATAGTTCCTCCGGGCACTGTTCGGTAGTTCCCAGCGAACGGAGACGGCAGGTAACACATTCCTTAACACCGCCCTCGCGTTCGCACTGGAGCGATGGATGCACGGTCGCAAAGTACCCTTGGGCGCTATGCGGGAACACGCGCTGGTTTACCGACCCGTCCTTGTTCAGTTCAGGGTCGTCCAGCACCATGATCGAGGGAAGCTCACGAAAGGCGTGGCTTGCCCAGCGAATCTTGGTGTTGTTCAGAAACCACTGCGCCGTGAATTCACGGTAAATTTCTTTTTGGAACTCGCCTTCAGGAACTTGCAGCACGTCTTCATAGTTTTCGACCTTAATCGTGTCGGTACGGAAAGTCACCAACCCGGAAGGGATTACTTCTACTTGCTGGCCTGAGTCCCGGCAGGGCATAACCATCTGCCAGATTGAAGGGTTTATTCCAAACCTGCGGCGGCGAGGGTCAGCACCCGATTGAGTTAGAACTGAACCTCTTGATGCGGCTGACGTACCATCCTGGTACGCGAATGCGTTAGTCATCATTCCTCCTAGTGAACTGCGGACTCACTTGAATTAGGCGTCCAAAGAACCGAGGACTGGAGATTCTTTGAGTACACCTTGTCCTTGTTGATCTTGTCCTCGTTTTTCCTCCACCACTCGCGATACTCGTCAATTTGTTGATCAGCTTCAGCGTTTAGTTCTGCCTGATCGCGCGCCATTCGCTGTTCCATCTGGAGATGGAGTTCGGCTCCTGAATAAGCACCGCCTATTCGGGACTCGAATTCCTTCCGCATGATGTTGATGAAGGTGATTACATCTTCCGAGCAGGGAACGTACTCGCCCTGTGCGCCCAGCAGCGGCATAACCATAATGTAGGTGCCGCGTGAGGGGTACTCGCCTAATAGGTCGAGTTTCTTGCCTTCTGCGGTCACGCCCCAGCGCAATTTCTCCCAATCTTCAGGTAGGCCATAAAACGATGCGGG